AGTGCGCCCTCCATGCGATGACCCTTGCCACCCGCGACGGCTCCGCCGATCGCGCCGATACCTCCACCGATCAACATCTTCTGAAGCAGGGGGTTCATTGGCGGCATATCAGCACCCTCCTCGGTCCATCATCTCGGTCGTAGGCATCGGTCAGAGCGTGAAGTTGCGGATGGCGTCGGCTGCGCCTTGGGCGTGGTGCTGAGCCAAGGTCCCCATGTTTGGGCCGTAGTTGTATACAGGCTTCGGCGGCCCGTATACGGGCGCGTTAGCAATCCAGTTGGTTCTGGCCTTGCTGCCGACGTGGGCACCGATGCCGCCGAGTGCGCCGCCCGCGAGCGCTCCCTCCATGCGGTGACCCTCGCCTCCTGCGAGCGCGCCGCCGGCCGCGCCGATCCCCGCGCCCAACAGGCTGTGCATCATCAGTGGACTCATCGGCATGTCAGTACACTCCCTGGCCCATCAGCATCTGCTGCTGGCGGGCCTGCTGTTCGCGCTTCGCCTGGTTGTGCTGGTGGAGCAGGTACATCGCGCCGCCCGCCGCCAGCGTCGGCGCGAGCGTCTTGAGGTTGCCGAGCGCGCGTCCGCGCTGCAGCTGTCCCATGTCGACCGCGGGCCCGTGCATGCCTTCGGCGAGGCTGCCCACGCCCGCGAGGGCTGGATTCTCCTTGCCGCCGAATCCACCTCGCAGGTTTGCGCCGAGGTCTTTGACGGCGCCCCACTGGCCTTGACCAAAGGCCTTGGCCTTGTCGAGGAGGCCGGACATTGCGCCCGGCTCGGGCTCAACATCTGCGATCTTGAAGGTCTTCAGCGCATCCGCGCGTCCCCGGTTCGCGACTTGCTCGAGCATCAGATGCCTCCGAAGCTGGTGTTCTGACCCATGTCGCTGAGCCGTCCCGCCGTGTCCCCTGCCTGCAGGTTCGACGGCGCGCCCCACGCGGTCGAGCGGTCGAGCGGGTCGCGCGCGGCGAGCTGGTCCCCGGGAGACTGCGGAGCGTCGAGCTTGTCGAGCGCCTCGGCCAGGGCGTCCGCGTTCCCCTCGCTGGCGCGCTTGGCGCCGGGCTTGGCGCGGAAGGCCTCGTCCCAGCCGTGGAACTCGCGCCGCGGGATCTTCAGCCGGATCTCCTCGCCGGCAGTCTTGAAGCCAAAGCGGGAGAGGGCGTCGGCGGCGCCGAGGGCGTGCGAGTGCTTGAGCTTCTCGGGGAGCTTGGCTCCCTCGGGCGTGTGCTCCTGCCACTCCTTGGCCATCTCTGGGTGGCGGGCGTACATGAAGCGCCGCTGGCTCTCGCTGCGGAAGGGCATTGGAACCCTCGAATTATAGGCTCAGCGCCTGATCTCGATCGGGTCGTTCAGCGCGATGTCTCCGCGGTGGTAGGCCGCCAGCGCGTCCTCCTGCGATCCGAAGTGGCGCGTCTTGGCGTTCGACGGCGCTCGCGTGGCGCGGTGCAGCCCGAGCACGCTGTCCTGCTCCGGCGCCACGTTCAGCACGCCGGGTCGCTTGTCCGCGAAGATGAGGTGCGACAGCGTCATCTTCTTCGCGTCCTCGATGCCGCCCGGAGTGACCGGTGCGTGCACCTGCAGGGCGTCTCCGTCGTAGTCCAGGTTGCTCCCCTTCTCCATGAACGGATTTGTCTTGAGCGTCTTGCCGTCGACCATCTTCGGGTATGCGGCAATGATGTTGAATTTGTGGAGGCTGGGAGCACGGTTGAGCAAGACGGGACGCTCGCGGGATTCGTTGATCAGTTCATCGCGTGCGATGGGCGCGCGATCGTCGACTAGCTTCTGCGCGTCCGTCGCGTTGTACCCGCGGCGTACGAGGCGTCCGATGACGAACTTCCCGTACATCTTGAACAGCATCTCCTCCGGGACGCCCACCTCGTCCAATGAGAGCGTCGGGTCTGGCGCCGCGGTCGCGCGGCCGCTGACGTCCTGCTGGCGCTTGAGGATCTTCCCCTGGAAGAATCCCGAGCCCGGCCGCGTCCCGGCGATGGCCGCGAGGTAGCCCTTGGTGCCTCGCCGCTCGGCGGTCGGGCTCACGGGCTCGCCGACGCCGAACAGCGCGCCGACGGCGTCGTAGAGGTGGCGGCGGGGGTCGGCCAGCTCCGACTCCGGCAGCGACTTCGAGGCCTCGCGCAGCTGGTCGCTGGCGAGGAAGGCGTCCTTGTAGAGCAGGTTCGCGTCGCCGACCTGGAGGCGCCCGTCCTTGAGCGGCAGGATCGGCCGGATGACCGGGGGCGTGACGGGGACCTTCGAGAGGACGTACGCGTCGCTCGGCTTGAGCTTCCGGTCGCGCAGCGCCTCGAGGTACTTCACCTGCTTGACGACGCCGTCGAGTGCTGGTCCGCGCGCGCGGCGCGACTCCACCCGCAGCTCGGCGAGTTTGTCGTCGACGTCGATCTCGTCGAGCGCCTTCTTGAACCACTCGCCGCCGCGGCCGACGCGCTCGCTGAACTCCTTCTGCGTCAGCCCGAGCAGGCGGCGGACCGGCTCCTCGAACACCGGGTTGACGATCGGCTCGTGCAGGTCGACGTGCGACCACTTCGTGCCGGACATGCCGCCGGTGACGCCGGGGTCGAACAGGCCGCCGGTCTCCGGGCGCAGGTCCTTGGCCCGGATGAGCTTGCTCGGGTCCTGGAGCGCGCCGGACGACATCTTCGCCACGTCCGCGTCGGTCAGCGGCCCGAGGGCCAGCCGCGAGCCGCTCTTGTCGACCTTGACGCCCGCGCCGGTGAGCATCGACAGCAGCTTGTCGTACGCGAACGGCGTCTTCGGCGCGGGCGTCGGGAGCCCGAGCTGCACCGCTCGCCAGAACTCGTCGTTCCGCTGGCTCTTGATCGACGCAGCCTCGCGCAGGATGTTGCGGGCGTTGTGCGACACCAGCCCGTCGAACTCCATGCGCCCGATCCCCTTCGCGCCCTCGTCGCCGCCGCGTCCTGGCTGCTGGTTGAAGTCGTAGCGCTCGCTCCCGTGCGCGCTCCAGTTCGAGTCCGCCGTCTTCATCAGCTTCAGGATGTAGCTCTTGCCGACCATCACGTTCGGGATGTCCCGCCGCGTGACCGGGTCGTGCACGGTCTCCTTGTCCGACAGGCCGTGCTCAGCGAGCAGCTTCTTGGCGTACTCGACGTTGTCTCGCCCGGGCACGTACTGGGGGAGGATGATCGGCTTGCCCGTCTTCTCCGCGACCTTGCCCAGCGCGCTCTCGACGATCTGTCCCGGGTTGATGCGCGAGACGACGCCAGCCGACGTGAACAGCAGGTCGAGCGGGCGGCCGTGCTCGTCGCGGATCATCTGGTCGTCGGGGACGATCTTGGCGATGACCCCCTTGTTCCCGTACCTGCCGGTCAGCTTGTCGCCGATGTTCAGTGACTCCGTCGTCCTGACCGACGCCGCGACGCGGTCCCCGGTCTTCGCCACGTCGACCACGGTCCCCGGGTTGTCGTGCTCCCAGCGCTCGACCACCTCCTCGTAGGGCTTCACGAGCGACTTGGAGAGCTTGCCGAGCAGCGCCGCGTCGCCGGTGGCCTTGTTCTCGCGGACGCCGACCGCGATCGGGTCGCCGTGCCGGAGAACGACGCCCGGCTTGACCACGCCGTCCTCGTCGAGGTTGGCGTACTGCGACGCGGCGTACTTGCCGCCGAAGTAGGCCCGGTGCTTCTCGCGACCGATCTCGGCGCCGCCGTCGCGCGAGACGCCGTGCTGGTACATGTGCTCGCTGATCAGCTTGTCGGCCGCGCCCTGCGAGACGACGATGCCGTCGTTGGCGTTGAGCCCGCGGTAGCTCACGTAGCCCACGCGGAGGTTCGTCCCGAGCGCCAACGCGCCGTCCCTGGTGAAGTTGCTCTCCGCGAGCGGCTGACCCGCCTCGACGCGATCGCCGACCTTGACCGTCAGCGTGTTGTGGAGCGCGGTCTTGGCGGCGAGGGGGAAGTCCTGATCGTAGTGGAGCTTCGAGGGGGCGGCCGCGGCCTTCTCGGATGGCCCGAGGTGCACGAAGTCCTCGTCGATCTTCGTCACCACGCCCGCCTCGCGCGCGGTCGGGACGATCTGCTTGACCATCTCTCGCTCGACCGACACGCCGGGCTTCCACGACTCGACCTGCACCAGCGGCGCCTCGCGGTGGACGAGCGGCAGCGCCTGACCCTGGTGCTTTGACGCCATCAGCACGCGGTTGCCCTGGATGCCGTAGATGAGCGGCAGCAGGTTCGACGTCGGCCCGTAGAGGTCGTGGACGTGCTCGATCTGGTGCGTCACGTCGGCCGCGTTGACGCGCTCGACCTTGCCTCGGTTCATCGCGTCGACGAGCCGCCCGGCTTCCACCTTCTCGCCCGGGAACGCGATGACCGACTTCTCCATGTCGGCGGCCGCGAGGTGCGTCGACCTGCCGGTCTTGACGTCGCGCACGGGCGCGTAGAGGTTGCCGCGATCGTCGCGGCGGGCCCCGATGGCCGCTCGCAGGTCGACGCCAATTGAGAACGACTCGGGCGACCGGGCCGGATCGAGGATCCCCATGTGCGTCGGGTGGACGTCGCGCGCCTCGAGCGGGATGGCCCGCTCCGACGGGATCGCGCCCTCGCCGAGCATCGTGACCTTCGATGCCTGGTCCAGCAGCTCCATCGGGTTGATCTGCATCGGGACGGACGACAGCGACGTCCCGGTGAGCAGGCCCCGCACCGCCCCCGTGAACGGGCCCGCCGGCATCGCCTTCCTGACGTCGCCGCGCGCCGCGTCCAGCTTCCACCCGAGCTTGGCCTTCATGGCGCGCGCCCCGAGCTGGATGCGCTCCTTGACGAAGTCGTCGACGGAGTGGAGCGTCTTGAACGCGAGCGAGTCTCGGTCGTCCACGTCGGCGGCCGCGCGGTGGACGTCGAGGAGCTTCTTCGAGGCCGCGAGCACCGCCGCCGGCGACGCCTTGTCGAACGGGTAGCCGAGCGTCTTGACGCACACCTCCGGGTCCATGACGGTGTTGTCGAAGTACTCGCGCAGCACGCGCGCCTTCTCGTCCGTCGTCGCCGCCGTCTGCTTCGCGGGGTGGACCTGCGTCGAGTACAGCTTGTCGACGTGCTTGTCTGGCGACTTCCACGCGTCCCGGTTGAGGCCCGCCAGCTCCTGACCCCACGCAGCCGCGATGTCCTGCTGGGGCACGCCGAGCGCGCGGAGCACCGGGTGCAGCGGGATCTTGGACGTCCCGTGCGAAGGCTGCATGTACAGCAGGCCCTTTTCGGCGTCCATCGACACGCGGAAGTTGGCGCCCTTGGCGAGGTTGAACGTCGCCTCCAGCTCCTCGTTGCCACGCCGGCGGACGTAGGCGCCGGGCTTGGTACGCAGCTGGTTGGCGACCGAGTACTCCGTGCCGTCGACGATGAACGTGTGCCGCGGGGTGAAGTACGGCAGCTGCATCAGCGTGAAGTCCTTCGCTGCGCTGACCTGCTGGCCCGCCGCGTCCTTGGCTACGAGGTCGCCGCGCACTCGCTCGGAGAGCGTCCGACCCTCGAGGACGGCCAGCTTCTGCTCGCGAGACGAGAACTCCCTCGGCTCGACGCGGACGTTGGTCAGTTCGAGCGCGTGCTTGCCCGCCTTGAGCGGGAAGACCTGCTCGAGGGCCTCCGTCGCCTTTCGGCGGATGGCCTCGCGGCGAGTCGCTGCGTCTTCGATGACCGGCCGGAGATTCATGGCTTTCCTTGGTAAAAGAGAGCGCTACGGGATCCTTCGCGGCAGCACGGGCGCCTCCGCGTCGCCCGCGTCCTGCCCGGGCGCCGGCGCCGCCCGCACGCGCGGGGTCATCCAGCAGATCGCCACGATGAAGTCGCCGTCCTTGGTGAAGGTCTTCTCCTCGTAGCGGAGGACCGCCTCGCCGCGGATGACCTCGTTGAGGACGTCCTCGTACTCGCCCCGGTCGGTCGGCATCGTGAAGACCCCGACGTGGGCGTCGTGCTCCAGGTCGGGCCCCACCTTGCGCGGGTCGCCCTCGAAGGCCACGCGGCCCGGGCCGTCGGGCCCGAACATGGTGCCGCCGTCGCCCGACAGGCGCTGGGCGCGGGCGAGGGCTCCGACGAAGTCGTCTTGCTCATCCATCCGGGCATCCTATCAGGCGGCCATCGGGGGCGCGCCCTCGCCGCCGCCGCCGCCGCTCGGGTCGCCGCCCGCGCCCCCGCCCTGGCGCATCTGCGCGATCGCCTCGTGGTTCATCTGCGTCTCCTGCAGCTTCAGGCGCGCGGAGACCACGGCCCACATGACGAAGTCCTCGGACTGCAGCGCGTGCATCTGGGACTGGCGGGACCCGGGGTCGAGGCCCTGCATCTGCTGCACGACCTGGTCGGCCTGGCCGATCACCGCCTGCTGGTCGTAGGACAGGCCCTGCTGACCCTGCTGCGCCTGCGCGCGGGCCTGCGAGGCGAGCGAGTTCTGGCGCTTGGTCAGCTCGATCTGCAGCTCCTGCTGCACGCGGGCCTGCTCGAGGGCCTCCTGCTTGCGCCACTTGCGCTCCTCGGCCGGGTCGACGTCGAACGCCTCGCCGAGCGTGCGCTGGGAGAGCCACGGCCCGGACGTCGGGTCGGCGACGTTGAGCTGGAGCAGCAGCGCCTTCTGCTGGACGTCGTCGATGAAGCGGAACGGCGCGAGCGAGACCTGGATGGTCCCGCGACCGAGCTGCTTGGCCGACTTGTCCGTGATCCACTGCAGCAGGTCGTTGAGGTCGCCGGTCTGGTGGACGAGCTGGTTCTCGAGGACGCGGAGCTGGATGCCCGAGCCCATCGCCGAGAAGCCGCCGTAGATGAACTCCTTGGGCAGGCCCAGGGCCGCGATGATGTTGTCCTCGGCCGCCTGCACCTCGCCGAGCGTCATCAGGGCACGCGCCTGCCCTCCGAGGTGCGTGACCTCGGCCGGGACCGGCGACCACATGATGTGGAGCGGGTCGCGGCGCCACTTCTTGACGCTCTCCTTCATCTGCGCCGACCACTTCGACAGGTTGATGGTGGTCATCGGATCCGCGTTGGCTGACGACTGCTTGGGCGAGATGATGCGGAGCGGGACGACGTAGTCCAGTGCGATGGCCTCGTTCGCCTTGCGCAGGACCGCCGCGTAGAAGAACAACTTGATGGTCGACGCGAGCGGCGGGAAGCCCCACTGGGCCTCGATGCCCGCGGGCGCGTCCATGCGCATGTGGAGGATCTGACCCTCGGCGAACTTGAAGATCTTGTCGTCGCGGATCGCCTTGAGGAACTCCATCGGCATCGTGTCGACGAGGTGCTTGTTGCCCTTGGCGCAGCGCTCCTTCAGCTCCTTGGGGATCGTGTAGAAGTACTCGCTGTGCCCGGTGATGGGGTTGTAGTCGATGTCCATCAGCTTCGGGTCCCAGCGGATGACCGCGATCCGGTCCTTGCGCGTGATCTTGCGGTCGATGACGTCCTTCTCGCCGGCGTCGACGCGCGCGCTGCAGCCGCCGCACTCGTAGTTGAACGTCAACTTCTTGAGCTTGAAGCGGTAGGTCACCTGGTGGATGTTGGTGAGCGCGGCGCAGCGCGGGCACTTCAGGAAGCGCACGAACGGCGCGTACATCGAGAAGAAGCCATTGCCGTAGACGAACTTGTCGACGGCCGCGCGGATGAGGATCCGCAGCGTCTTGAGCGTCTTCTCGTGCAGGTCCTTGTAGAACTGCTTGAGCGACTCGTTCTGCGTCTCGTAGACGATGCTCGTGACGGGGTACGTGCAGAACTTCTGCAGCGCCGCGTAGATCTGGGCGCTGTTGAAGTAGAGGTACTCGCACAGGCGGAAGAGGTCCTTCAGCTTCCTGGGCGCGAACGCGGTGAGGAAGTCGAAGAGCGGGCTGCCCTGCGAGGCGGTGTTGTGCGACGACAGGCTGGCGACGTCGAGGTCGAGCATTCCATCAGGCATCGGGGTTTACCTCGCAAACATGTCGTGACGCGTCGTGATAGAAAGGCATGGTCACATGGCCCGATACCGGATGGAAGTGCGCGTAGGCCGAGCGGGAAACGGCACCCCGGTGTTCCTCATTCCGGGTCAGACGCTCGACCACCAGCGGATCTTCGGCGCGACGTGGGATCCCGAGCGGGCCCTGTGGATGTACCCGGCGTTCCTGCCGGCCTCCGACAAGGTGCTGTCCGACTTCGACGTGCTCTCGGGCGAGTTGGACGTGTCGCTGTCCGACGTCGCTCGGCAGCACGTCGAGGCCCTCGCGCGCGACCGCGCCGCGCTGACCGACCGACGACTGCCGGCCGGCTTCGAGTACGTCACCCGGCCGCGCGACCACCAGGTCGAGGGGCTCTGCCACACCTTCTACTACTCGAGGTCCGCGCTCTACTTCGATCCCGGCACGGGCAAGTCGAAGATCGCCATCGACCTCATCCGCTTGCTGCGGCGCGTCGGCGCTCACGGCTGCGCGCTCGTCCTGGGGCCGCGCATCACCGTCGAGAACTGGGGGCGGGAGATCGACAAGCACTCGGGCGGGCAGCTCTCGTGGGTCGCCCTGATGGGCTCGCGCGCGCAGAAGTACGCGGCCCTCGACCGCGCGGTCGCGGAGCGGGCCGACGTCGTCTTGGTCACGTACGACACTGCCAAAAGGATAGTGGATTCGCTGGTCGAGCGGCTCCCCTACGCGCTGCTGGTCTGCGACGAGAGCCACAACGTCAACGCCTGGTCGTCCGACCGGACCAAGGGCGTCTGGGAGATCGCCCAGAAGGCCCAGCGGCGGGTGCTGATGACGGGCTCCCCGACCGAGGGCGACCCGCGCAACGTCTACGCCCCCTACAAGATCCTGGGTGACTGCTTCATGCCGGAGCCCTACTTCAGGTACGAGCGGCTCTTCACGAAGCGGCCGTCACCGCGGTCCCACGTCGTCACGGGGTTCAAGAACCTCGACGTGATCAACGCCCGGACCACGTTCCTGAGCCTCCGCCGCACCAAGGAGCAGTGCCTGGACCTGCCGAAGCGGACCTTCGTCGACGTCGACTACGCGCTCTCGGCCTCCCAGACCGCCCTCTACAACCAGGTCGTCGAGACGATGGGCATCAGCCCGGACGAGCTGCAGGCCTTCGCGCTCGGCATCCGCGACGACCCGGAGCGCGCCCCCGGGCTCTTGCCGGCCCTGCTGGACCTGCCGCCTGAGATCGCGCTGCCGCACCGCGCCGCCGCCCTGCTCAAGCTTCTGCAGATCACGTCCGGCTTCGTCATCAACAACGTCGTCGATCCGAACTTCTGCGACACCGCGCGCGGCGGCCAGCCCTGCGAGCACGTCCGCGACTGCGTGGTCGACGACGTCAAGCCGCACACCCGCCGCTGCAAGGTGATCCAGTCCCCCTGGCCGACGGAGACGATCTTCTCCGACGACAACCCCAAGCACGACGCGATCATGGAGCTGGTCGACAACATCGTCGTGGTCCCGGGCGCCAAGGTCATCGTGTGGTGCGTGTTCCACCCGGAGATGGACTCGATCGTCGGGCGGTTGACCCGCGCAGGCATCGGACACGTGCGCGTCGACGGCGACACGCGCAGGCCGATGGAGCAGATCGACCAGTTCAACGACGACCCGCACACGCGGGTGTACGTCGGGCAGGTCGCGTCAGGCGTCGGCATCAACCTGGTCGCCGCGACGTACGCCATATACGGGTCGCTGCCGTATTCGCTGACGCAGTACTCGCAGAGCCTGGACCGGAACTACCGGCTCGGGCAGGATAACCCGGTCACGGTGTATCGCATGATCGGCAGGCGCACGCTGGAAGCCGCGGTAGCGCACCTGCTGGACCACAAGGTGGACGTGGACGTGCTGCTGGCCAACAAGATCGAGTGCGCGCTGTGCCCGCACAGCGTCAACTGCCTCAAGAACGGCATCGAGCCGTTCAGGCCGGGGTGCATCTACCCCAAGACGGTGGCGAGGCCCGTCATCAAGGCGCGCTCGCTGCAGCGAGGAGTCCCGTGAAGATCGTCGTCACGTACGAACCCGCCGACGTCGTTCGGCTCATCCGACAGGACCTCGCCCGACAGGGCATCGCCGCCGCCGACGCGGACGTCAAGTGCCCCAAGGGCGACGTGACCGTGCGCGTCGAGGTCCAGCCCGGGGACGAGCCGCCAGTCGCGGCGCCGCCGCCGCCGGCCCCCGCGGTCGATCAGCCGCCGGCGGCGCGCCCGCCCCCCGCGCTCACCGCGATCGAGGGCGGCGCCGAGCCCGTCGACATGTCCGACATCTTCCGCGCGTCCAAGCACCTCGAGAAGACCACCGAGGGCAAGTTTCAATCGCCCGAGCGTACCCTGCTAGACGGCGAGTCCTATGACCCGCCGGAGGAGTTCCGATGACCACAGGCATGGAGGAGGTCGAGGAGATCCTCGACCCGTCGATCCCCGTTCCCCCCGACGTCGAGCCCGAGCTGGCCGACATGCTGCCGAAGGGCTACCTGTCCCCCTCGCAGACCACGATGTTCCTCAAGTGCCCGCGCTCGTGGGAGCTGGCCTACGTCGAGGGCAAGCCGCGCCGGACGGTCGCCCGAATGTTCCAGGGCATCTTCGTCCACAACGGCATCGAGGCCGTCCTCAAGGAGCGGCTGGCGAAGGGCAAGCTGCCGCCCCTCGAGGCGGCGACCGACGCGTTCTCGGACGCGTTCGACAAGTCCAAGCAGCTGATCGACGACTGGGAGGACGAGACCGAGGGCTCCGTCAAGGACACGGGCGTCAAGTGCACGAAGGCCTACTACGACGAGGCCGCGGTCGACGCGAGCCCCATCGCGGTGGAGAAGACGTTCAGCGTCGTGATCCGCTCGCCGGACGGCAAGGTCAAGCTGCCGATCCTGGGCCGCATCGACAGCATCCAGGTGCAGTCGCACACGGAGGCGGAGTATCAGGACATCCGCGCCAAGGTCGCCGCCGGCGACGAGTCGCCCATCCTGAAGCCCAAGCGCATCCACGACCTCAAGGTCACGGCGGACAAGTGGTCACAGTCCGACCTGGACAACGATCTCCAGTTCGCGATCTACGCCGGCGTCGAGCACATCCCGGACGTGCAGGTCGACCAGGTGGTCAAGGGGCGGGCGAAGGTCCCGCGCCCCCGCTACGAGAAGCTCACCGGCGTGGTCACGGCCAAGATGGCGGCCCACGCGGTCGCGGTCGTCGAGGGCGTAGCGAAAGCGATTGGTCAGGGCACGTTTGGAATGACTGATCCGTCTAATTGGTGGTGCTCGGAACGCTGGTGCAGTGTATGGCGCCATTGCCGAGGAAAATAGTTGCGGAGTAAGGAACAGTGGCGTGCGTATAGGGAAGCGAATAAAGAAAGGATTCGCACGCAGGAACGTGCTCGTTATGCGAAGGACTTAGAAAAATCGCGAAACAAGGTCCGCGTGAGACGCGCCGCAGACCCTGAACGTGCACGTGCATTATCTCGACGCTGGGCGGCGGCCAATCCCGACAAGCGGAAAACGAGCGTCGCTCGATTTTCGCGGAACGGGACGAACTGGCCTGCGAATCTTAGGCCCGCCTGCAAGACGTGCAACCTGAAGAAGGGTCCGAAGACAATCTTCGAGTTCTTGCGGTTACGTACGCGTGCGTGATACGAGGATGTTTATGACGCAAGCACAAGGCCACAAGCCGTCCCTCGCCTCCACGCTCGGCGCAGCAGCGGCCGCCGCCGCCATGAGCGGTCCCGCGGCGCCGACCACCGAGTCGCACGCGGGCCACGCGGACGCCAAGCCGGCGGCGCCGCCTCAGCCGCCCCGCAAGAAGGCCGCCGACATGTCGGAGGCCGAGAAGGCCGCGGCCAAGGCGGAACGCCTCGCGAAGTCCAAGAAGATCTTCATCGTCGTCGGCGAGGTCCACGAGTTCGAGACCCCGGCCAAGGCGGAGAAGTTCCTGAACGCGCAGGGCGCCCCCGAGACCTACGCGGTCCTCCGCGGCCTGCGGGTCGGCGCCAACAAGAAGGTCACGCTGCGCTAGAGTCGACGCATGGAGAAGTACGGCGTCGACGTTGACCCCAAGACGGCCAAGACGGCCGCCGAAGAGAAGACCCCATCGTGCCCGTCATGCAGGTCGCCGCTCAGGCTCGACGCCAACGTGCCAATATGTCCCAGGTGCGGAACCAAGGCGCTAGAACCAAGCCCGTGACCCGCCGCAAGGCGAGCGGGCGCAGCGGCGTCGCCGCGCGCGTCGTGGTCGACATCGCCGCGCGCTATCGGGACATCCGGTCGCTGTGGTTCGCGGCCACCAACGACCCGCGCTGGTCGCACGACGCCATCGGGGCGGAGTTCGTCGGCCTCGTCGGCGACCTCATGATGGGGACGCCCCTCCACCAGCTCAAGTTCACCCGCATCAGCCGCGAGCGCGCCCTGGCGCACGCGAGGGAGTAACGCATGCGAGCCATAACGTCGGCGCGAGCCCGCGCCGTCGGCCTGATCCTGCTCGAGGTCGCCGGGCTGGCGATCGTCCTGTGGGATCGCAACCGCGCGCGGAAGAGCGCGTACATCCGAGACACCGTCCTCGACATCCTCAAGCACGCTCGGGACTTCTGATGCGAACGCTCGACGACCTGGCCCGCATCGACACCGACCAGATGTTCGACGTCGAACCGCCGGTAGACGTCAAGTTCCGGCTGGATGAGCAGCCCTCCCCGGGCGCGCTCAAGAACCTCGCGAAGCTCCAGCGGCTCGGTCTCTGCACGCCCGACGTCGTCATGGCGCTCTTGGCGATTGCGCCGGTCGACCCCGTCAACCTCATGGCGAGGCTCTTCCGGGTCGAGCCGGCGGGCTGGGTGCTGGATCCCGTCCACTTCATGATGGTCCGCATCCTCGCGCGGGACGACGCCAAGAACCCGATCGCGTCGCTCAACGTCGACCTGCTCGGCAGCGCCGCCGTCGCGAACGCGCTCAACGAGGCCAACCAGCTCACGGTCTTCCGCGTGGTCGACGCGACCGACGACAGGGAGACGCTGCTCCAGGAGATCCAGTCGCTGTGCGAGGACGCGGTGTTCGCGGCCAGGCGCGAGGCGACGAACAGGAAGAGAAAGAAATAGCAATGCAGGTTCAGCGCATCGACAACTTGTTCAACAGCATCACGTTCGAGAAGACCGCGGAGGAGATCCGCACGGCCGCGCGCGAGAAGGCGCACCGCATCGACCTCAAGATCGAGGAGCGCAAGCAGCGCATCCGCCGGACGCGCGATGAGCACAAGATCACGGACGCCGTGCTCAACGACATCATGAACCAGATGCGCGCGCAGGCGCAGAACGCCGCGATCGCGCAGTACAGCTCGAGCGTCCGGTCGGACGACGGGGGAGGGGATCAGACCGTCACGGTCGGAGCGGGCGTCGTGAACTTCCTGCTCACCGAGCAGGACTTCATCAGCGGCGAGAAGGCGCAGGTCGAGCGGCTGGAGCTGCTCGTCCGCAACATCAAGAACGTCCACCGGCGCACGGCGAGCGGCTCGGAGTACGTCGAGCTGTTCAGGCTCACGTACGAGGAGCTGAAGTTCCTCGGGTTCTAGGTCGCCGCGGTCATCGCCGCCAGCGGCTCGATCGACATCCCTACGCGCGAGTGCAGCTCCGACTGCAGGAGTCGCATGCTCGCCTGCTGGATGCGCCGCACGCACGCGACGGTCAACTTCATGTCGCCGGCCACGGTCTCGGCGGTCTGCGGCTCGCCCTCGGGCCCGAAGCTCCGCTCGATCACCGTCCGCTCGAGGAGCGGGAGGCTCGACACCGCGCCGAGCACCAGTTCGCGGTGGAGCAGGCGCATGCCCCGGATCTTGAGCAGGCGCACCTGCTCTGAGCACACGCCCATCATCGCCGCGATCTGGACGAGGTTGCGCGGCTCGTCCTTGACCCCGAAGCACTGGTTCAGGACGGTCTGCTCGCGCAGCGGCAGCCGCGCGATGGCCTGGCGCACCGTGCCGCGCAGCCGCTCCGCGTCGTAGCTGACGGCGGGCTCGGTCTCGGGGAGGTCGGGCGCGTTGCGCACCGCGTCGATCGTGGTGACGACGCCCTCGGGAAGGCCGGGCTCCTGGATCGCCTCGTAGAAGCGGATCTGCTTCTCGACGCGCCGCAGCGCGGGGCCCTGGGCCTTCTTGGCCTGGGCGCGCAGCTCGACCAGCCGCTCGACGGCGTCGCCGGCGTGCTCGGCGACCTTGTCGGGCCCGTACTCCTGCAGCGCGGCGCGGAACTCGCGCGCCTGGCGCCGCTGCGTCTTGTGCCGGTGCGCCGGCACGTGGACGAGCGAGGCCATGGTGTAGTCTTGATTGGACATCTCCTCGTAGACCCACCAGCCCGCGTAGGTCAGGAAGCGGATGTACGGCTTGCGCTCGCAGTCGAACTTGTCGGCCGCCTTGAGGAGGCCCAGGTTGCCCGCCGCGATGTAGTCCTTGACCGCCTCTGGGTCCTTGGTGCGCTTGTGCGCCATCTTCACGACGAAGCGGAGGTGCGTCTTGACGATGGCGTCGCGGGCGGCCACGTCGCCCCGCGCCTGCCAGCGCCGCAGCAGCTTCCGCTCTTCCGCCGGGTCGTCGACCAGCAGCGTACGGGCGATGTCGGCGTAGTACGTGGCCGAGGTACGCGGAGCTTTCGTGTGCATGCGTAGACACAACCTATCGCGTAGTTAGACTACCGTCTAGTGGTGTCCCAAATGACACCACAACCCCTAGTGCTACGAAACTTTGGCGTCGAGCTTGTCAAACGAACACCGGGCCCGATAGCTTGACCCTCCAACCTTCACACCCGCAAAGGTAGTGACATGACGGAATCCAACGGTAACGATTCGAGCGACGCGGCCCTCGCACCCAAGGCCCTGACCACCAAGAGCGCCAAGCTCCACATGGGACTCCTCGCCGCGCAGGCCGACCCCGTCGAGCTGCAGGCCAACATCCTCGCGTGCCGCGACAGGCTGTTCGCCCTGGTCGATGACCCGTCGATGCCGGAGGACGCGCGCCAGGCGGTGCGCGATCTCGCGGCCTACGCCTCGCCGACCAAGCCCGGCCTCGAGGAGATGCTGGTCGCCTGGAAGTTGCCGCGCGTCATGATCGCGCAGTTGTCCACGCGCACGGAGGCCAAGCCGGAGAGCGCCAAGGGCGGAGACCTCTTCACGACCGCGGGCATCCTCCTCCCGAAGCCGTTCGAGATCATCCCCGCCTACTTCCACGAGGAGAACATCAACTTCAAGGACGGGCAGAAGGTGCCGGTCTGCTCGTCGCCCGACGCCAAGCTCGGTTCCCCGCTGGGCGAGTGCGCGAAGTGCCCGTTCCTGCCGTTCGGAAAGCAGAACGGCGGCCAGGGTGACCAGGCGCCGACGGACTGCACCAACAACATCGTCTGCATCGCGGTGCCTACCGACCTGTCCCAGGTCTACGCGGTGCAGTTCGGCAAGACGTCCCACAAGGCGGGCCGCGCGATGATGCAGCTCGCAGGCGCGCAGAAGCAGGTGTGGGCGCAGAGCTACCGGATCACGACCGACGTGTCGAACAACGCGTCCGGCAAGTGGTGGCACTACAAGGTCGAGGCCACCGGGCGGAACAACCCGGACCACGTGCGCAAGCTGGTCGAGACGATCTACGCGCTGTACATCGCGGAGCGCAAGCTGATGCTCCACGGCCACTACACCAGGCCGGCGCGCGCGCCGCAGGCCGCCGCGGAGGCGGAGGGGAACTTCGCCGCCGGCGCGATCGACGCCAACCTCGCGTCGGGCGACGGCAGCGGCGGCGAGGAGGCCGACCTGACGACGCCGGTGACGCCGATCGCGACCGGCAACAAGAACGCGAGGTCGACGCACAAGCCGATGTAGGGCCCGGGGCCCGACGAGACCAAGGAAACGACGAGCCTCGGGATAGTTGATGGCGGGTAGCGCCCGTCACGGAACAAGGCAATTGGTCGCCGCCCGGAACAGTCGTGACAGCCAGGAGAGACTGGCACTTCTTTTTTCACGCGACGAGGAGCCGATGCCCGCCTACCCGATCTCGGAACTCGCCCGCAAGTACGCGCCCTGGAGCTTCTCCAAGCTCGAGACGGCCGAGTCGTGCCCGGCCCAGTTCGCGCACAAGCACGTCCGCAAGACGGCTTCGGCGCCGGCGACCTCCGACACCAAGGTCGGCATCGTCGCCCACGCGATCCTCGAGCGCCGCGTCCAGGGCCTGCCCGAGGCCGACGCGAAGAAGGCCGCCTCCGACGCGTCCCCGCTGACGACGCAGGAGCGGGAGATGCTCCAGCTGCTCGACGAGAGCATGGACGACTTCCTCCGTCGCTTCGACGCGTTCTGCAAGCGCGAGGGCGTCACCAAGATCCTCTGCGAGGAGGCGTGGGGCTTCACCGACGCGTACCAGAAGGCGGACTTCTTCGGCGCGGACGTCTACTTCCGCGGCAAGCTCGACCTCGGCGCGATCACCCGCGACAACGACCTCTACCTCATCGACCACAAGTCGGGCCGCGCCAAGCCGCTCGCCCGCGATCAGAAGAAGCGCCAGCAGCTCCAGGCCTACGCCGTGCTCGCCCTGCCGAACGTGCCCGACATCGCGGGCGTGCGCGGAGGCATCCACTTCATGCAGGGAGACGAGGACCTGCGGATCCAGTTCGGGACCTACGTCCCCGCGGCGCTGCTGCGGAAGACGCACGTCCCCTGGTTGTTCGGGCGCATCTGCGATGCGGCCGAGAACCTCGTCGAGCCCCTCCAGGCGAGGCCGGCACCCCGCTGGCCCTGCGCGTGGTGCGGCTACCAGGCGTCGTGCGACGCCTACAAGCGGATGGTGAGCGATGGCGAAGTCTAAGAAGCCCCAGGACGGCAAGGTCACCTTCAAGCGCCTCAACCGCATCTGGACCGACGTCGACCTGTCGGCGTGGGCCTCGTGGCTGGCGGAGGTCCGCCCCGACGGGATGTGGAGGGTCAGCGGCAACCACGTCAAGGGCCGCTGCCCGTTCCACGAGGACTCGACCGCGTCGTTCCACCTCTCACCGCACAAGATGCGGGCGTCGTGCTTCGGCTGCCGCAGGGCCTTCTGGAGCCCCATCCACTTCATCTCGGAGGTCAACAATACGAGCATCGCGGACGCGCTCCTCTTCGCGAAGAAGCGGTGGGGACTCTCGGCCGCCATCCCCAAGGAGATGTTCGAGACGATCCGCGCGCACGAGGTCTACCAGCGCAACAAGACCACGCTGATGAAGTACTTCGCGGAGCTGCTCTTCCAGTGCATGGCGTCGTACTCGCGCGGCCAGCTCGAGGCCGACGGGCTGGGCTGGGCCGGCGCCGCCGTGGAGTACCTGCTGGCGCGCCGCCTCGGCGAGAACGGGCTCCGCCAGCTGGCGCCCGCCGGGCAGGAGTCCACGGGCGAGTTTGACCAGTACGGCGTCTGGGTGTCGCTGATCTGCAGCCACCAGCTCCTCGGCGTCTTCCCGCCCACCGGGTACGTGCGCGACAAGTTCGGCGACACCTCAGAGGAGGCGAGGTTCTTCGAGAGCTACTTCGGCGAGTGCATCGGCGGCCAGACGTACCACGGCCACCTCGTCTTCCCGTACGACGACACGCCGACGTCCATCGCCAGGTTCAAGCTCAGGGAGCCCGCCAAGCCGTGCGTCGTCCAGCGGTGGATCCCCGACGCCTACGAGGCCCAGATGGGCTCGTTCCGCGGGTTCTACGGGCTGCGCTACTACGCCAGCTACCTCACGGACCCCGCCCACGGTGCGGACGGTCCCGACAAGGGCCACCTCGGCTACGTCAGCGAGGGCGAGTTCGACGCGCTGGCCGGCATCGCGCAGCAGATCCGCCGCGCGAGCGACGACTACATCGCGCTCGGGCTCAGCGGCGGCGGGGCCCAGGGCGTCGACAAGCTCTACGACCTCGGCGTCCTGCGCGTCCGGTTCCTGCAGGACCGCGACGACGGCGGCGTGAAGTTCGTCAAGCAGGTCCTCGAGGAGACTGCCAAGAAGGACTTCGGGTACCGGATCTTCGACTGGCCGGGCGAGTACGCCGACTGGCGCGACCCGACCCGCCCGGACGCGTCCATCAAGGACGTCGACGACGCCATCCGCGAGCTGGGCTACCCGCGCTGGGTGCGGTACTGCCGCGACGACGCCGGCTCCTACGTCGCGATCAACGAGTGGTGCTACGACCAGGCCGCCGCCGTCATCGACGGCGGGAACAACAAGGACATGGCCGCCGTCAGCCGCGTCGCCAAGGAGTGGGGCGCGCTCATCCGCGAGGAGCAGGTCTGCGTCGCGTTCTGCAACGCGATTGCGAGCAACTATGGCCTGGACCCCGTCGTCCTGCGTCGAGACATCTTCGTCAAGGAGGACAACGAGGAGGAGTTCATCAAGCGCGTCCACGTCGCGCTCCTGGTGCACTACCACCCGCTGGGCATCCAGAACGCGGAGGGGCGCAAGAAGATCCTGCTGATGTGGGACAAGACCTCGCGCGCGATGACGTCCGTCGTCCTCAACGACGAGCGCAACGCCGAGACCTTCGTGTCGGCGAAGTTCGGCCCGATCTACGACTTCATCGCGGCCACCGTCGGCGACCCGCCGTTCATCGTGGGTGACGATCCGGACGAGCCGCCGCCGTTCAACGTCTCGCTCAAGTCGAAGAAGTACCGCGAGTATCTCAACTCGGCCCTCCTCAGGGTCGCCAAGGGGCTTCCCTCCATGGACCACGCGCAGACCCGCAGCCAGGGCGTCCACATGGCACGCGTCTCCGACACCCAGATGCTGTCGTACATGATCAACGGCCGCGACGTGTACGTGCTCAAGCACGACGGGGCCAACTTCGAGGCGTCCGCCCTGGAGGGCCCGCGCCACGAGGAGTTCATCTTCAACAACAGCGGCCGGATGTGGATCGAGTCGGTCACCAAGGCGGAGGACCTCGTCGCCGACGCCGGCGCGGAGGTCGACCTCGTGGCGCTGTTCTGGCGCGTGCGCGACATGCTCCAGACCGGGTGGGCGTTCCGCCACCAGGACCTCGACTGCACATTCCTGGCCGCGTACGTGATGTGCCTGGGCGTGATGACGCTGTTCACGCGGCAGACCGCGATCATCATCAACGCCGAGCACCAGGCCGGCAAGAGCAAGCTGACGGCGGGCTTCATCGGAGGCACCAGTTTCCGCAGCATCAACGTCGTCGCGCACGCCGTCGCCATGCAGGGCTACACCGCCGCGTCGATCAGGCAGAACCACAGCGACACGAGCCTGTGCCTCTGCCTCGAGGAGTTCGAGGACTACGGCGGCAACGACGCCAAGTCGATCGCGGTGCGCAAGGTGCTCGAGCTGACGCGCGATCTCATCTCCGAGAACGCCGTGCACTGGTCCATCGGGACGGCGACGGGCGAGGCACGGACCTACCGCCTGCGGTTCCCGCTGGCCGCGTGCTCCATCCGCCCGCTGCGCGACGCCGCGTCGCTGTCCCGCTTCATCCGGTTCGAGCTGGTCAAGGACGACGCGCGGCCCTCGCCCGAGAACGTGCTCCTGGAGAAGTTCGGAGAAGACGGGGAGGTCGGCATCGCCAGGACGCGCCACGACATGTTCGTCGGCGTCCTGCCGCACATGCTGACCCTCCGCCAGCTGCAGGGCGCCATCGAGAAGGAGTACGCCTCCGGCGCGATGCTGCCAGCCCACGCCACGTCCCGCTTCCGCGAGGCGCTCGTGCCCGTCCTGTGCATGCTGCGCCTGCTCGGGAACCTCGCCAACGCGTCCGGCCGTCCAGACCTGGCGCCGGACTACCGCAAGTTCGCCTACGACTTCGCCGAGTCCCGCCGCGAGCAGCTCGCGCAGCTCAAGACGACGTCGCAGGACGAGCAGGTGTTCGAGGCCGTCATCAGCTCGCAGTTCCAGATCACCAACGTCAAGGACAAGGAGGCGATGACCGACACGATGTCGGTCAGGAAGATGCTCGGCGAGCTGAACAAGCTCGACGACATCAACAAGACCATGGTCGGCGTCTACCTCGACACGAAGATGGAGTGGCTCGTGGTCAACTGGATCGAGGCCACCAGCGGGCGCGGCGTCCTCTCGATGTCCGAGCTGAAGCGGAACTCGCCGTCATGGCTCAAGGACATCGCCCAGCGCTCGCCCCACCACGTCCCCGTCGAGGAGGTGAAGGGCGCGCAGGTGCTCGACCGCCTGGTCGACGTCATGGGCCCGTGCCAGCGCCTCGACGTGATCTCCGTGTTCTCCGTCCGTCACATGCTGGACGAGGTCCGCGCGCGGCGCGATCGCGCGATGACCAAGCCGGCCGACCCCGCGAGCGCGGCCGACGAGGCGAAGGAGATCGACCCGGACAAGATCCAGGGGGACGACGACATCGTGATCTGAGTCAGTCAGGAGGACACGATGCCAGGTATGTTTATGGTACAAACATCGCGCCATGGCTGACGCCAAGAAGCCCAAGGTGAAGCTGCCGGTCGTCTCCCTCGACGACCCGTCGCTCCTCCCCGAGAACCAGCTCCCCGACTGCAAGTCCGGGCACTGCGAGGGCTGCGCCCTATACAAGAAGCGGCAGATGCTCGGCGAGGGCGCCTCCGGCCTCGTCGACATCATGATGGTGTCCGAGTCGCCGTCGTCCTGGTCGGTGAACAACAAGGCGATGTTCTACGGCCGAGGCGGCCGCATCATCCGCACCGCGTGGCGCGATCTCCGCGAGCTGGACAAGAAGAACGGCGGCAAGCTGAAGATGGCCCACCTCAAGCGCTGGGACACCTACGCCGTCCAGTGCCAGGTCGAGGAGGGGAAGGACCAGAGCGCCACCGCGAACGCGTCGACGATCCAGCGGTGCTCGTCGTTCCTGCGCGCCAAGATCAAGAACGCGCAGCCCAAGATCATCCTGGCGTTCGGCGCGACCGCGCTCAAGGCCACCGGCTACAAGGCCGAGCGGTTCATGGAGGCGCGCGGCCGCCTGCTCGACGTCGAGATCGAGGGCCAGATCTACAAGGTCCTGCCGACGTTCTCGACCAAGCTCATGGTCGCCAAGACAGGCCTCTACAACCTGTTCTACGCGGACTTCGTGCGCGCGATCCGCATCGCCGGCGGCGCGGACGAGGTCGGCGCCAACACGACGCTCGAGGAGCTGACCCGGGACTACTGGATCCCCAAGACGGTCGACGAGGTAGGCCGGCTGTGCGACCACATCATCAACCACGTCGTCGAGGGCGCCCCGTCGGCCGCCCACTGCGCGATCGCGGTCGACGTCGAGACGAACACGCTCAACCCGCACCGCGAGGACGCCAAGGTCCTGTGCGTGTCGTTCGCGTGGGACACCGGACGCGCGGGCGCCGTTCCGCTGTTCCACCGCGAGGCGCCGTGGACGCCCCAGGAGCTGGAGCAGGTCGTCGCGCACGTCCGGCGCGTGCTCGAGTGCGCCAAGCCCAAGGTCTTTCACAACGCCAAGTTCGACCTCAAGTTCCTCGAGCTGCGCCACGGCTGGCGCGTCAACAACGTCATGTGGGACTCGCTGCTGGGCGAGCACCTGCTGCGCGAGGACATGACGGGGTCCTACGGCCTCAAGACGCTCGGGCGGTCCTACTTCCCGATGTTCGGCAACTACGCGGACAAGGTCCAGGAGCTGGCCGAGCAGCTCACCCCCGAGGAGGCGGAGAAGCACGCCGCGCTGGCGAACGTCAAGAAGGGCAAGCCCAAGAAGGACGTCGTCGGCATCGAGGAGGGCCTGGTCTACACCATGACCAAGACCGAGGTCGCGCGCGAGGTCTTCGGGACCAAGCGCGAGCAGAAGAAGAGCGCGATGGACGCGGGGTACGAGCGGGTGCCCATCGACACGCTGGACACCTACGCGGCAATCGACACCGACCTGACCCGGCGCCTGCTCCGCCACCAGTTCGGCCGGATGAAGACCGAGGGCTTCCACGCCAACGCGCGCAGCCTGATGCAGACCCACTGCATCCCCGCGTCGCGCGCGCTCGGCAAGATGGAGTTCGACGGGTTCCGCGTCGACCGGCCCTACATCGACAAGCTCGAGGTCGACCTCACCGAGATCGTCAAGGCGAAGCGGAAGCTCCTGGAGGCCCAGTGGGAGGGCACCAAGTTGCCTGGCCAGCGGGCCACGGTCTCGTCCGAGAAGGGCGTGGCGTTCAACCCGAACTCCACCGAGCACGTCGCGGAGGTGCTGTTCGACGTCGGCGTGTTCGAGGGCAGCGGCCCGCGCGTGAAGCGCCACACGTTCGCCGAGAAGAACCTCAAGTCCGGCAAGCGCAAGACGGACAAGAAGACGCTCAAGGCGATCGCCGAGCAGACCCGGTGCCTGTTCGCCAGGACGCTGCTCGAGTACCGGGCGGCGCACAAGGCGCTCACCGGGTTCGTCAAGGACATCAAGGACCTCTCGGCCTACGACGGCTTCCTGCACACCAGCTTCCACCTGCACGGCACGTCGACCGGGCGCACGTCCTCGTCGAATGTGAACATGCAAAACACGCCCAAGAAGCTGGCGGGCGTGAACATCAAGAAGATCTTCATCCCGGACGATCCGGACGAGGAGGTGGTGTTCAACGTCGACTGGAGGGGCGCCGAGATCCGCGTGTTCACGGCGTACGCGCCGGACGAGGAGCTGATCAAGGCGCTCAACGACGGGCTGGACGTCCACAGCTGGTTCACGCAGGAGATCTTCGGCATCCCGTACGCGGAGGTCGAGGCCAAGAAGGAGAACACGGACTACATCCTCCCCGAGTTCGGCCTGTCGATGAACGCGCTGCGAACGACGGTGAAGCGCGTCGTGTTCGGCATCCTCTACGGCGCGATGGCGAAGAAGATCGCCGAGACCGCCGGCGTCAGCGAGGAACGCGCGCAGCAGATCATCGACAAGCTGTTCGAGCGGTTCCCGTCGCTGAAGAACTACATGGACGAGGTCGTCTCGCAGATCCACGCGAAGGGCTTCGTCGAGACGCTGTTCGGCCGCCGCCGCCGGTTCCCGCTCCAGGGCGTCAACGGCTTCTTCCGCGGTCAGGCCGAGCGCCGCGGCAAGAACATGAAGATCCAGTCGACGTCGTCGGACATCGTCATCGCGCAGCTCATCGAGATCTTCGAGCACATCCACGAGCTGGGTGGCCGGCTCTGCATCACGGTCCACGACTCGATCGTGGGCGTGATCAAGAAGAAGCACCTGCACAAGGCGAAGGCGTTCTTCGACTACTATTGCGTCCAGCGCGTCCGCGAGAAGTACGCCTGGCTGCCGGTCGACTTCGCGTACGACATCGCGGTCGGCCCGAGCTACGGCGAGACCATCGCGCTCGACGACTACCTCAAGAAGAACCCGGGGCTCGCCATGACGCAGGAGCAGGAGCTGATGGAGCTGCTCGACCAGGACGCGCTCAACGACTTCGTCGTCGACGAGGACGGCAAGCAGGCGGATTCGATGTTCGACACCAAAGAGGATGAGGAAGAGGAGGCACAGGCATCATGAGCAACGACGACGGCAGTGATGAGGACGACACGGACGACGAAGACGGCGGACTGGGCTCCCTGCCGCACAACGGGACGGCCACGTCGAAGGCGGCAGCGAAGATTGCCGCCAAGACGCAGGATCAGGCGCGCCTCGAGATCATGCAGCACCTGGTCGCCGTCGAGCCGGATGGCGCAACTCCTGACGCGACCCAGGTTCGCTACGGGCGGTTCTCGTCGTCGTTCAGTGCCCGATTCGGCGTCCTCGCGAGAGACGGCCTGGCTCGCGATACCGGGGAAACGCGGCCCACGCGGACGGGCTCCCCTGCGGCGGTGTGGCGCCCCACGCAGGCCGGGCTTGATGCGATCGCGTCCGGCACGTATACGGGCGAGCAGGTCAACAAAGAGAAGCGCGTCCCGCACGTCCAGGTCCTGCGCGAAGCGATTGGACGTCTCGCACGTGGATGGTCCGCATGTACTACGGACCCAGATCACCTCAAGGTGATCGCCGAATTGGAGCGGCTGGCGGTGATGACGTGCTCCCAGTGGGGCACGCACCCGCACGAGATGCGCCCCGCGCACGATGCGACCGGCATCGCGAAGATGACGTTCGACCAGTTCGAGCCCGGGGACGTGCGACGGGTTGCGATCTTCTCGTTGTGTCGGCAGTGCGCTGACGAGGACTACCTCACTGACCCCCGCTTCCAGTGGGTGCGGAAGCCGTGAGGGGCGAGGGCACCTGCCCCTCGTCGCCCGAGGACAACGAGGAGCACCCGCACCACTGCATCCACACCCGCCCGCGATACCGGGACTACGTCTGCTGCTTCTGCGGCGGCCTGTTCGAGGGGCACGGGTCGTTCGCGGGCGTGCACGGGCAGTACCTGCCGAGGCGGGACAGGCACCTGCAGTCTCGCTAGGTCGGTGCCATAAACCCTGGAAAAAGTCCTAGCATCGTTGGTATAAGTGGACGCAGAGGTCCATCGATGGCTCGTCCCGCGCTGAAAGACCACAACCTGCTCTTCCTGGACTTCGAGACGGGCGGCTTGTCCGCGACGAAGCACGACTTCGTCGAGGTTGCGTGCGTGCGCACCGACCCCAGCGGCAAGACCGTGCTCGGCGAGTACGTGGCCAAGACGTTCCCCAAGAAGCCCGTCGACCCGGAGGCCGCGGCCATCAACGGCTACAACGCCGAGAAGTGGGCCGCCGAGGCCGTCTCGGCGCACGACGCGCTGATCAACGTGCTGCTGATGGCCAAGGACACGATGCTGGTGTGCCACAACACGCCGTTCGACAAGGCGTTCTTGGAGGCGGCCCTGGCGGACCACTCGATGCGGTGGCCCGGCAGCTACCACTCCCTCGACACCGTCTCGCTCGCGATGCCCCTGCTGCGCGCCGGGCTGGTGGTCAACGTCAAGCTGGTCACGATGGCAGCCTACTTCAAGATCCCCTACGAGAACGCGCACTCGGCGCTCGCCGACGCGCACGCGTGTCGCGGCGTCTTCCTGCGCCTGATGGAGATCTACGGCCCCGGGATCCAGAAGCACGCCGAGGCGCCGGCCTAGTTGAACTTCAGGTTCCCCGACAGCACGCCCCAGGCTAACCACGCGAAAATTTGGGCGTGAAGACTGTCGTCAGGCATCACCGGCGAGTGCTTCCAGACCCTCATGCCCCTCGGCGTGATCTCCTCGTAGACGTTGAGGATGTCGTCGATGGCCACCTTCGCGTCCCGGAGGTTCGGGTAGACGACCTGCTTGTGGAGCAGCATGCGCGCGTAGGTGTCGACCATCGTGGTCTTGTCGACGTTGTACGTCAGCGCGGCGGGGTTCCACTCGAGCGGCTTCGACATCATCTGGTACTTGAACGCGAGGACCCGCTGGTCGCCGAGGCGCTGGCGCAGGAACGAGTTGGCGAGCGCGCCCTCACCGGCGTCGCAGCCGACCATCTGAACGCCCCAGGCGTTGCACAACTCGACGATCTCGTCGATCCAGCCGGTGGCATGCCCGTTGGGGAAGACCTTCGAGGTGAGCGTGCGGAGCCTGCCGTCCGGCTGCTGACCCCAGACGTGGAACACCGTGCGGGACTTGTAGAGGCCCTCGCTGCCCTTGACCTCGCCGCCGCCGCCGGACCAGTCGACGCCGGCGACGACGCGGACGATGCCCTGGAGCGAGGTCGGGGTCGGCAGCCGCGTGATGGCGAGCTTGTCGTCGCAGAGGGCCTCGAGGATCTCCTTGGTGAGGAGGCGGACGCCGGTCGACGTGCTGACGCCGATGCACTCGTTGAGGAACTTGGACTCGCCGTAGAGCGGCGACTCCATCTTGTAGAGCAGCTTCTCCCAGCGGTCGACGGCGACGTCGTACCCCTCCGTCCCCGGCTGCCACGCGGCCGGTACGTTCGTCGGCATGATCGCCTGGCTGATGTGGAAGCCCTTGATGCCCTGGCCGCTCGCCATGTCGATCCACTTGCCGTTGCGCGGATTCAGGAGGCCGCCGCACGAGAGGCAGATGAGCCCCTTCTTCCCGATCGCCTTCGTGCTCGCGACGAACGTCCACTTCGAGCACGCGTCGCACCGCATGCACCACTCGGTCTGCGACGAGAGCCCCCACAGGACCTCGATGGTGTTCTCCATCGTCTTGGGCGTGCCGCAGTACGAGGAGTACTGATACTTCGACGCCGCCATGCACTCCTCGATGACTGGGATGACCGCCTCGAAGACCATGTCCTGCACTTCGTCGAAGCACTGACCCGTAACGATAGGTCTCTGTCCAAATCCGCCGCGCACGATCGGACGATGGTGTTTGACGGTGAAGCAGAAGACGTCCTCGTCTACAACCTGTTCTACGACGACGCGCTTCTTCGACTCGAATTCGGGCCGCCAGAACACGTGGTAGTCGTATTTGAAGGCCTGAACCTCGTACAGAGGCTCCAAAGGAGCGCCGGGGCGCGGCGCCATCATTCGCGTGTGGATGGCAGAAGACCGCCCGAGCAGGGTCCACGCGCGGTGGACGTCATCCGCCAGACGCTTCGAACGCGTGCGCAGTGTCCCATCGCGCATGGTCGCATCTCCGAAGTGAAGGCTCTCCAACAGCCGCGTCAGTGCGGCTGGATGTTCAAAGAACTCTTCTGGAATGTGCTTATCCCGGCAGAGCCCCTGCCCCTCGAAGTAGCTGCCGAGCTGTGCGGATGTGACGACGTACGCGTGCGTGAGGCGTGCGCCCCTGCTGGTTTGGTATTCAGTTGGGTGTGCAGAAAACACGAGGCCGCAGGCACGGAGGCACCGCTTGATGCGGTCTGCATGGGGTCCCGGACATTGCACGATCGAGACGCCCTTCGGCGCGCGGCGCGGTGCGAACCCGTTCGAGAACACACCTGCGCCGCCGCGCGCTTGGCGACGACCGTTGAGCATCTTCCAGACGATCGAGCCCTCGGAGAGGTACCAACCCACCAACTCGGCGAATTCCAGAAATGGGATCGAGAGCGAACGCCGACTTACTTCATAGCCTTCCCCGCCCTCGAGCACCTTAACCTGCGGCACCTGACTCCCGCGCAGGACAGCGCGACCCGTGAACTTGAAGCCCATGCGCGTCGTGTTCGCCAGAGACCCCGCTTCAACGAACTCCCAAACATCTGGCGTCTTGAAGGTAGGTGAGGTCTTGACTCTAAAGTTCACCCACATCTTGTGGTTGGAGGTCACTCGAAGTGAAACGCCGTGGTGGGTGAAGCAAACCATCGAGCCTTTGTGGCGGAACTGAATGAGTCGCGTGGGTCGGTGCCACTCGAGCGCGCCGTCCGGTGCGAGCACCCCGACCTCGTCGGTCGGCGTCAAGGCGCGCACGAGCTTCCAACCCACGCGCGTGAGGACTTCGGCAGTCGCGTCGAAACACGTTCGGTCCGCCGAGTAGCCGCGCGCCCTGTCCGGGTCGTCCATGGCGTACGTGAACGCCATCTCCGAGCCGTTCTTGAGTATGCGCAGGTAGACGTTGTCGATGGACTCCGGGCCGATGTACTTCTTCCGCACGTCTGGGCTGTACGCCAGGATCTTCGCAGCGCGCGTGTGCGAGAACTTCCGGGTCTGCTCCTGCGTGGGTGAGACGTAGTACGACTTGAACGGGACGACCGCGATGGCCTCCGCGATCATGAAGGCGGCGAGCGTCGTACTTTTGGAAACTTGACGTGCAGTCTTGAGCAGGATGCGCGAGTACTGGCCGTCGTACACGGCCTCGAACATCGGGTAGTCCGCGAGCGACAGGGGCTTGCCGTCCACGTAGAACAACCCCTGCGCGATCGTCGACCTGTAGACTGCTTCCGCCACGAGCTACTAACCAAACGATACAACAAAGGAACCACGACGATGAGCAAGACCGACGTCCCCAAGGTGGCCGAGGACACCTTCACCTCCAAGCTCGGCATCGAGCACACGGGCCCCCGCGAGTTCGAAAGGCAGATCGACCTGCACGCGGGGTCCATCGACGTGGCGTGCGCCATCGGGCCCTCCGGCATCGGCAAGACCGCCATCCCCAAGCAGGTGGCCGCGCGCCGCAACGGCGGCAAGGGCGTGCCCTACGTGCCCGTCTTCATGCCGACCGCCACGCAGGAGGGCTTCTTCATCCCGACGACGGCCGAGGGCACGAAGGTCTACTTCGACCAGCGGATCCCGAGGACCTTCCAGCGCCTGCTCGAGTGGAGCGACGCGATGACGGACAAGTACGGCGGCAAGGTGCCCAAGGACATGTGCCCGATCCTCGCGATCGAGGAGCTGAACCGGGCCTCGGACAAGTCCGTCACGCGGGCCGCGTTCGTCCTGATCGGCGACCGCATGATCGGCGACGTCGCGCTCCCCGACTGCGTCCAGATCGTCGCCACGATGAACCCGTCGGGCAGCGGGTTCTCGGTCAACGAGTTCGAGAAGGACCCGGCTATGCGCCGGCGCCTGAAGTGCTTCGGCATCGGGTACAGCTACGGCGATTTCATGGCCTACGCCCAGAAGGCCAAGTTCCACGGTCGCGTCGTGGCGTACCTCGGCGCGGTGCCCTCCGCCGGCTACGACGAGCTGGCCCTCGGCGCGGGCAAGGCCTTCGCCTGTCCGGCCACCTGGGAGTCCGTCTCCCGCGACTGCTACAAGCTCGAGGACGCTGGCATCCCGCTGGACAGCGTAACCGCCCGCGTGTCCATCGCCGGCTCGATCGGGTCCGCGTCGGCGGCCGAGTTCCTCGAGTACGTCAGGGACCACACGCTGCTGGTCACCGCCGAGGACGTGATGACCACCTACGCGCCGAACTCGGAGGTCCAGGCCCGGTTCAAGGCCTACCTCACCGAGGACGGCGGCCGGTACGACAAGGTCTCGCAGCTGACGACGGGAATCGTCGTCCGGATCTTCGCGGACCTCAAGCGCGACCCCGCCACGATCGTCGACCCGCTCGCGGCCTTCGTCGCGGACCTGCCCCCCGAGATCCTCATGTCCTTCTTCACCAAGATGGGCGACGAGTCGCAGCGCGTGGGCGTCGACGCCAAGAGCTACCTGACGAAGTTGAACCAGCTGTTCGCTCCGATCAAGAGCTACGGCGCGGCGGTGGCCCGGCTGCACATGGCCCGCACGGCCGCGCAGAAGAAGGACGCGTAGGCCCGGCGGTGGCGCAGCCGGCCTCATGCGACGTCGGCCAGGTCGCGCCGCGCGCGCTCGGCGCGCTCTCGGACGCGCAGCGCGACGGCGGCGAGGCGCGCGATCTGGACGTCGACGGCGGTCTCCCCGAGGGAGAGCTGCTCGAGGTGGTCGGTGCTGACGCCGGCCCAGCGCTTCCTCACCTGACCCAGCAGGTCCTCGGCCTCGGGTCCGTTCTCGCGCGACAGGGCTCGCTGCGCGAAGTCGAGCCCCGCCGGCGCCAGGACGAAGCCCGCCCGGTGCAGGACGACGCCCGCGTACGCGCGCGGCTCCGACTCGAACTCCCACGACGTGTTCCGGGCGTCGCGGATGACCGCGGCGGCCTCGGCGACGGCCGACGCGAGCTGCGCGGGCGTCGCCTCCTCGAGGATCTCCGGGTTGCCGGGGACGCCGGCGAAGGCGAGCGCGGTCTTCTCGAAGACGATCGCGTCCCAGTAGAACGACGGCACCAGCAGGAGCGCGACGCACGCCATGAGCTTCGACCGGTTGCCGACTGGCACGTCGACGTCTTGGTGCTGCAACTCAATCCAGATCGACTCGGGCTCATGTGCGACGAAGTCGCCGAGCCGCGCCCGAGCCGCGCGCACGAGGCCGACGGGGGACGCGCCCTCGTCGAGCAGGATGGTCTGCGCCGACACGCCTCAGCGCATCTGCGCGGAGAGCACGCGCTGCATGTCGACGGGCAGGGTGCCGAGCACCGCGGCGAGCTTGTAGGGGTCGAACTGGCCCGCGCCGTCGGAGGCCTCGCGCACGATGTCGGGGCCGAGCACGTCGGAGTAGAAGCTCGACGGGTAGGCCGCCAGGCGAGCCATCGGGATGTGGCGCCCGGCGAGCGTGACGCCAGGGCCCGCGGTCTTCGTGTTGAACACGGTCAGGACGGGGTCGAGGAGGCGGCGGCCCCAGTGCCGGTCGAGTCCCGCGCTCTCGTCCAGCTCCTGGATGGCCTCGGCGAGCTTGACCTGCACCTCTCGGTCGCGAAGCTCGGTCGGGAGCCTGGAGGCCGCGCCCGCGAGCTTGCGGTAGCCGTCCTTGTGCTCGGCCGGCGCGGCCTCGTAGCGGGCCTCGAGCCAGTCGACGAGCGTCCGCCGATCGGTGACGGCCACGCCCGCCATCTTCAGCGTCTCCGGGCGCAGGCTGACGCCGTAGTTGGCCGCCTTCCGCGCCAGGTTGGCGCTCGCGAGCGCGCGGTGCTCGAGCGAGAGCCGACTCCCCTCGGTGCGGAGTCGCTCCTCGGCGACCTTGACCTGCGCGGCGTCGGTGACGCGGAGCCTGCGGATGTCGGGGAGGAGGTAGTCGCTCGCGGGCGGCGGCGCGGCGGCGACCTTGGTGCGCGCGTACAGCGCGTCGTCGACGAGGTAGACGGCGCAGGCCTGCTTGATGGCGGTCGCGACGTGCGCCGGCAGGCCCGGCAGGTCTTCGCTGTAGGCCCGCGACATCATCGCGTGCTCGCGGCCGTGGAGGGGAAAGGCCCGCTTCTCGGGCCAGGCGAAGGCCCCGTCGGGGAGAGACTCGGCCTCCGCGGGGTCGACGTCGAAGTCCTTGAGCGCCGCCGCGAGCTTGGGCCGGTCGACCACGCGCCGAGCCAGGTTGGCCAGCACGGGGTCTGAGAACTGATCCACGACCATGACCTAATGATAGGAGAATCCGCTGTGACTTCCAAACTTTCCGAGTTCTTCATCCACCTGATGATGAAGAAGAGCTTCTACGGCAGGCTCGCCTCGAGCATCCAGCGCGTGGCCGTGGCGGGCATGGGGACGATGGCCGTCGGGATGCGGGACGGGCGGATCACGCTGTTCTACGATCCGGAGTTCATCGAGGGGCTGTCCTTCAAGGCGGCCGCCTTCGTGCTGGAGCACGAGATGCTGCACATCCTCCTCGACCACATCCCGCGGGACCTCGAGCTGCTCGCGGCGTGCCCGACGGACCTCGAGAAGAAGAAGGCCGGCGCGGTCTACAACATCTCCATGGATGCCGCCATCAACTGCCTGCTCCGCGAGCACGAGGGCCGCGCGGAAGTCGAGGAGTTCCTGCGCGCGCGCATCGAGGCGAAGACGAAGGCGCGGGACCAGACCGCGTCACCCCACCCCCTCGACGGCATGGTGATGCCGGAGAAGTGGGACCTGCCGTCGAACGGCTCGTTCGAGGACTACCAGTGGGTCCTCATGCAGCGCGTGCAGGTCGTCGAGATCGCGGTGCTGCTCGAGGGCGGCTCCGATCACGGCCGGTGGGCCGAGCAGGAGGGCGACGGGCAGGAGCAGGGTTCAGGGGGTAGCAAGGACGGCCAGGGCGGCGACGGCGGCGACGCGCGGGACCGCAAGTTCGAGACGCGAGACGATCTGCTCGCGCAGGCTACCCGGGCCCGCGAGCACCTCAAGCAGACCCTCCGCAGCGCGGTCCGGTCGAACGGCGGCTTCGGGCGCGGGACGCTGCCCGGGAGCATCGAGGAGTGGCTCGAGGCCTACCTCGCCGACCCCGTCGTCCCGTGGTGGGACGTCTTCACGACCCGCGCGAAGATGTCGCGCGCCTCGAAGCTGCGCCGCACCGTCGCGACGCCGAACCGGGTCCTGCTCGGGCTCGCCGAGGAGGACGACCGCGTCATCCCGCTGCCGGGCCGCGCGCGGGACCGCTCGTGGCGCGTGTTCTTGTTCGTGGACACGTCGGGCTCGATGGCGACGAGGTCGCTCGAGATCGTCCAGAGCGAGCTGCACCACATGCTCTCGGCGGACGAGAACATGGAGATCCGCTACATGCAGGGGGACTGCGAGGTCCACCTCGACGTTGTGCTCAAGACGGGCGACGCGATCCCCGGCCAGATGCTCGGGCGCGGCGGCACCGACTTCAACGCGTACTTCAAGTACATGTGGCAGTACGCCAAGGAGGACGACAAGGCGCCGGACATCGTCGTGATCTACACGGACGGCTACGCTCCGCCGGTCACGCAGGACAACAGGTTGCCCGCGGAGATCCCCGTCATCTGGCTGGTGACGCCGGAGCACAGCTCGCACATCGCGGAGGGCTACGGGGAGATCATCGTGTGCGACGACGCCCATAACAAACACTACAAGGACGTGTGACACGTCCCCGCTTCACGCTGGACGCCGCGTACAGCGACAACCACGGCGTCCTCCACCTCAAGCTCACGCACACGGACCGACTTTCCCTGTGCGATCACCACCATCCAACCGTCTTGTGGCTGCAGCCACGACCCATCTACGGAGCACCAGTGACTTGCATCTGGTGCATCCACGAAAGCGCGAAGAAACCATGATCCACCACAGCGACAAGGACTACGACGTTGCCCTCGGCGAGGCGGCCGCCGGCTTCAAGACCAAGCTCGAGGAGATGATCCACCGGACGCAGCACAGCGCGATGACCGTCTTCGAGAAGGTCATCCGCGAGACGCCGGACGACCGCCTCGCGGACTCGACCCAGCTCGAGTTCCTGGTCGACGGCGAGGAGGACAGCAACGCCATCCTGATGGGCCCGCGCAACCACCAGGCCGAGCACTACTTCTGCAACCGGCTCCACAAGAACGGCCTCGACCAGATCGCGGAGCGCGCGGGCATCCCCAGCACGTACGTCAACCGCCTGCTCGACAAGCCCTACGGTCGCGAGCTGATCATCGAGAACCTGTCGCGGATCTACCGAGAGGAGGAGAACAAGAAGCTCCTCGTCCGCTCCGTCGACGGCGAGGTTCGCGGGGTCCTGTCCGACTCGTTCAAGCGCATGGACTCCGAGCCGATCATCAAGGCATTCGTCGAAGCGTGCGGGAAGATCGGAGCGGTTCCCGTCGAGGGCATCGGCGGGGACCTGCGCTGGGCCATCAAGGCGATGCTGCCGCACGTGTTCCAGCCCTCCGCGAAGCGCGGCATGGAGGAGGTGGTGGCCTTCGGGCTCCAGCTCTCCAACTCGGACTTCGGCAAGGGCCCGCTCGGGCTCAACGCGTTCTGCACGCGCCTGGTCTGCACGAACACGGCGACCCTCGAGCAGGTCATGCGGAAGATCCACATCGGCAAGCGACTCTCGGACGACATGGTGTTCTCCAAGGAGACCTACCGCCTCGACACCGACCTCATGGTCTCGGCCGTGAAGGACATGGTCCACCAGGTGCTCGCGCCGGACAAGGTCAACGCCCTCGTGGGCCGCATCGGCGAGGCGCTCGAGGCCCGGATCGTCCCGGCCGAGGCGTGGAAGGAGCTGCCCGGGCTGGGCCTGCTCAAGGGCGAGATCGACAAGGTCAAGGAGCTGTTCGTCGACGGGGACGTCGAGATGCTGCCGAGCGGGGCGACGAAGGCCCGGCTGGCCAACGCGATCAGCTGGTTCGCCAAGAGCCTGACGGTGCCGGAGCGGCGCCTCGAGCTGGAGGAGGTCGCCGGGCAGATCATGTTGCCGCCGGTGAGGGAGAAGGCGGCTGCGTGAGGGATGACGCGGCGGCTCTCAGGCGCGCTAACGAGATGGTCGAGACCGTCCTGCGCAACGACACCAAGGGTTGTCCCGACCCCGTCCAGGGCGGGTGCATGGGCAACTACTGCATCCGGTGCGCCGCGCGCGAGCTGCGCGGGATCATCCGCGAACTGGGAGAACGCATCGACCAGCTCAAGCGGGTCCGGTGACGTTCTTCGTCGCGTGCGTCCTGTGGGCCTGGGCGTGGAACAGCGTCACCTACTGGGACTGCAGCAGCGACGAGAACGACGACATGCCCGTCGACGACGTGCCCGACGTGCCGCCGCAGCTGCGATCGTAGTACGTGTCGCCTCACTGAGGCGCGCGAGGTAGAATCGCGTCGGCTAGCACGCAACGGCCGATGCGAGCGCGGGGTGCGCAAACCACTCGCTCGTGGGTCGCGCGTGCTAGCTCTTGTTCGGTCGATCGCGCGGAAGGCCGGTGGTGGTTCCCTGGTCAGGGGCTAGAGTCCTCCGCTCCTTCTCGACGCCCGCCCGCGCGGTCGACCCCTTTTTTGGCCTACCCGTGCACGTACGGGACGGTCGTCGGGTCGAAGTCGGGGCACACGGCGAGCACGGCTGCGAGCGCCGCGGCCGTCAGCGCGTTCGCGGCCGTCAGCGCCTGCGCCTGCGTGATCTGGGTGTTCTGCGCACCGGCCAGCGCGGTCGCCGACGCGGTCACGTCGTTCGTGCGCGCGGTCTGGTAGGCGGTCGCCGCCGTCACGGCCGCGATCGCGTCGGTCAGGTAGCCCGGCATCGCGCCCTGCTGCGCGACGGCCGCGTTCAGCGCCGCGAGGAACGTCGCCGCGCCGGTACCGCCGGTGTTGGCCGCGTAGAACGTCTGGCCCGTGGCGTACAGGACGCCGAACTGCGTGACCGTGGTGCCGAACTCGGTCTGGACCTTGGTCGCGCTGGTGACGACGGTCGCGATGCCGGTCAGGAGGCTCGACTTGTACGCGTAGTCGGCCTGCGCGGCGGTGAGGGCCGCGTTGGCGGCCGTCGAGGTCTGCAGCTGGACGTAGCCCGCCTGCTTGGCCGCCGCGTACGCGTTGATGAGGGCCTGCGACTGGGACGCGTCGACGATGGGCAGCTGGTACGTCGCGGGCGTCGCCGTCGGCGCGTAGAACTCGGAGTCGAAGAGGATCCAGGCGGAGACCAGCGCGCTGACGCGGTCGACGAACGTGGTCGCGGCGGTGTTCGCCGTCTGGATGTCGGAGTAGCTGACCGTGGCCGCCTGCGACAGGTACTCGATCCCGTTGGGGCCCGGCGCCGCGATCCCGGCGTCCCGACCGATCGGAATGAGGGACAGGTCGGCGATGCCAGCGACGCGAGCGAGCGCGTCCTGCGTGGGGTCGGTCGGGTCCGCGACCGAGATGACGAAGACGTTGAGGTGCGGCAGCTCCGTCGGGATGAGCGCCGACAGCATGAAGTTCTGGATGACGAACGCCTCTGCGGCGCCGGGCACCAGCTGCACGGAGCGCGTCTGCTGGAGGAAGGCCACGTCAGCTCCCCGTCACCGTGGTGGTCGTCGTGCCGACGAGCGAGGCCTGCTGCTCGGTCAGCTCGCTCGCGAGCGACCGGGCCCGGAACAGCGAGGCCGCGAGGTCCGCCTTCATCATCCTGACGGTATCCCAGATCCGGGTGACGGTGGGCTGGCGGTAGTAGGCCGCGCCGGTGAGGGAGGCGACGTCGCAGTCGACGGGCCACTGCGCCACGTCGGCGGCCGACGCGTAGTGGCTGAAGCGCCGCGTCGAGGTCTTGAAGACGTAGATGTTCGGGTCCGCGCCGACGGCGAGGATGACCGTGTTCACGACCTGGTACTTGTTGACCTCGACGATGGCCGTGGTTTGTTGAAGCGTGAAGCTAGCCACGGGTTCTCCTCAAAGAGGCGGGTCAGACTTGCAACGCGGCGCCCTAAAATTATAGGGTGGCTCCCTCCTGTCCGGCCATGGCGTTCCTAGGCATAGACCAGTCCCTGAACGCCACCGGGCTCTGCCTCATCGGAGAAGGCGGAGACGTCCGAACGGTGACCACCGCGGATCCCGGCGACCGCCGCGACGGCGAGCGCCTCGCCCACATCCGCAGCGTCGTCGACGGCATGCTGCTCCTGGTGACGGCGGCGGCAGTCGAGGGCTACTCCTACGCCTCCGTGGGCCGGGTGTTCGAGCTGGGAGAAGTCGGCGGCGTGATCAAGGCCCTGCTCGCCGAGCGCCGCGTCCCCTACGTCACCGTCCCGCCCGTCCTCGTGAAGAAGTTCGCCACCGGGCTCGCCTTCGCTACCAAGGAGGCGATGCTGCGCGCGGCTGCGACCTGCGGCGCGTCCGTCTCCAACGACAACGAGGCCGACGCGTTTTTTTTGGCCCGCATCGCGCGGGCCTGGCACGTCGGGAACGCGACGGTGCGCCGCGAGGCGGAGGTCATCCGCACCCTCCGGACGCCCCCCGCCGACAAGAAGCCCCGTCGCCCGCGCCGCGCGCGACAGCTCGTCAAAGCAGCAGTCTGACAACCGAACAGGAGCCCGCCGATGCAATCGTCGTTCGATATTCCCGTCGTTCAGCCCACCACGGTTCGCAAGCGGGACGGCAGGACCACACAACCGTTCGACGTCGGGAAGATCGAGAGCGCGGTGCGCAAGGCGTGGCTCGAGGTGGAGGGCGCGGCCGACGCCGAGGAGGTCCACCGGGTGGTCTCGTTCGTCGCGGCGACGCTCCCCGCGGACGTCGCGGACGTCGAGCAGATCCAGGACCTGGTCGAGGTCGCGCTCATGCGCGCCAAGAAGTTCGCCGTCGCGAAGGCGTACATCATCTACCGCCAGATGCGGTCCGAGGCCCGCCGCGAGCGCCTGCGCCCGAACTCGCTCGCCGTGTCGGACTACATCCACGCCAGCAAGTACGCGCGCTACCTCCCCGACGAGCAGCGCCGCGAGGTCTACGACGAAACCGTCGCGCGCGTCGAGGCGATGCACCTGCGCCGCTTCGCGCACCTGCCGGAGGCGCGCCTCGCCGAGATCCGGCGGGCGTTCGACCTCGTCCGCGACAAGCGCGTCCTGCCGTCGATGCGGTCCATGCAGTTCGGAGGTCCCGCCGTCGAGGCGGTCCACTGCCGGCAGTACAACTGCTCCGCGACGCTCGTCGACCGCCCGCGCGCGTTCGCCGAGGCGATGTACCTGCTCCTGTGCGGCTGCGGCGTGGGGTACTCCGTCCAATACGAGCACGTCGAGAAGCTCCCTCCGATCGCCGACGTCGACTCCAAGAAGGTCGTCCACCACGTCATCGAGGACACGATCGAGGGCTGGGCCAACGCGCTCGACGCGCTCGTGAGCGGATTCATCGGCGGCTACCACGTCGAGTTCGCGTACCACCTGATCCGCCGGGCGGGTTCGCCGCTCAAGACGTCGGGCGGCCGCGCCCCGGGCCACCTCAAGCTGAAGCTCGCGCTCGAGCGCGTCCGCGAGGTGCTCGCGGGCGCCCAGGGGCGTCAGCTACGACCGATCGAGGCCCACCGCGTCATGTGTCACGCGGCCGACGCGGTGCTCTCCGGCGGCATCCGGCGCTGCTTGCCCGCTGGAACGCTTGTCCACTTGACCCGGGGCCTCGTCCCCATCGAAGCGGTCCGCGCTGGAGACGCGGCCCGCACTGCTGCGGGATGGTCGCGCGTCACTGACGTCATCGAACAGGGCACGCAACAGCTTGTTGAAGTGACTACGCAGATGGGGCCGTTTCGCTGCACGGCCAACCATCGCGTGGCCGTGCTGACGAGCACAGCGGCGTACGAATGGAAGACGGCGGGCTCGCTCAAGCCCGGTGACCGAATGGTGTTTGTTGATCATGTCGTTGAGGGCCACACGACATCGTTGCCTCCGTGGTCCTACGAGCGATCGCCTCACGACCACACGAGCGTTGACATCCACGTCCCAGACCTCGACGAGGAGATCGCGTGGTTTCTCGGGTATCTCCACGGAAACGGTTACGTGCACGTGAATCGAACCTCCACAGAGGGAGGGTCCAACTGCGTATCGTTCAGCATGAACGAACAAGACGAAGAAACGCCTGAGCGTGTGAGGAGGCTCCGTGCGGTTTTAGCGCGCATGGGCGTGTCTTGTTCTGACGTGAAGCTCGAGGGCGAGGAGACGCGCCGCGTTTCAGCGGCTGGAAAACAGTTGGCGCTCTACTGCGAGAACTTCAAGCAGCCGAAGGTCCCGTTGCACGTGCCAGCGTGTGTACTGGAGGGACTCCCGGTTATTCGTGGAGCCTACTTGGCTGGTCTGTTGGATTCTGATGGTGGGGCTGACAATCGGCCGCTCCTCCTCTTATCCTCGGTCTACCCTGACTTCGTGCGGCAAGTTCGAGCCGTATACGCCAGCTTGGGAATCGTCACGCGAATGAAGCTCAACCGGCCGGAGCAGGGAACCTGGCAAGCGCTGTGGCACCTGACTCTCGTCGGAGAACTCCCGCGTAGAGCCTTTGACGCGCGCGTTGCTCCACACGCCGTCAAGCGCGCGCCCGCCCGTACTGGAACGCAGTTCGATTACGGGTACCCGCGCGAATTCATCCTCGGCGAAGACGTCAACTACAACACCAAATGGTCACCCGTCAGTGCCCAGATGACAGCGGGCACGGCAGAGCGCTGCGGCGTAGATCGGCGTGGGCTCATGCCGATCGCCGTAATCGAAGTCAAGCAAGGCGTAGGAACGAGTGCGACGTTTGATCTTACGATCGAACGTGACCACGAATTTGTGGCCGAAGGCTTACTCGTTCATAACAGCGCGATGATCTGCCTGTTCTCGCTTGAGGACAGCGAGCTAATGAACGTCAAGGCAGACCGCAGCTGGTTCAACAAGGAACCCTGGCTGGCCAACGCGAACAACTCGGTCGTGCTCAAGCGCGACGAGGCGAAGGAGAAGCAGTTCAAGCGGATCTTCGGGATGACGCGGCACTACGGGGAGCCCGGCGTGTTGTTCGTGAACGACTACGACCACGTCACGAACCCTTGTCAGCCTGGGTGGGCGACGGTGCTCACGCCCGACGGCATCCGCACCTTCGATGACGTCGGCGTCGGGAGTACGATCTGGTCCGGGGTCAGGTGGACGAAGATCACGCACAAGGTATTGACCGGGGTCAAGCCGGTCTTCGGTTACCACACGCAAGCCGGGGTTTTCTTCGGAACGGAGAACCACCGCGTGATGGTTCACGGAAAGCGCGTGGAGGTCCGTGAGGCCCGCTCGATCGACAGAGCCCTGTATCCGAACCAAGACGGCCGGTCCACGCACGAGATCGAGTGTCGGACGACCATGGGCGACCATTCCGTCTACGACATCACCGTCGAGGCTGAGGAGCACACGTACTGGACGGGTGGGCTGCTCGTGTCGAACTGCGGTGAGATCAACCTCCAACCGGTTCTCGAACACGCGAACGAGACGAGATCGACGGGCTGGGCGATGTGCAACCTCACCGAGATCAACGCGGCGAGGCTCACCTCGTTCGAGGACTTCCGCGAGGCGGCCTGGGCCGCGACCGTCATCGGGACGCTGCAGGCCACGTACACGGACATGCCCTACCTCGGCAAGGTGACGGAGGCCATCGTGCGCCGCGACGCCCTGCTCGGCGTCGGCATGACCGGCATGCAGGACGCGCCGCACGTCGCCTGCAACCCGGCCTTCTAGCGCGCGATCGCCGCGCGCGTGATCGCGTGGAACGCGGAGTGGGCGGAGGTGCTCGACATCAACCCCGCGGCGAGGACGACCTGCGTCAAGCCCAGCGGGTGTCGCCCGTGGGACTCCTTGACGGTGACCAACTGCGGCGTCCTAACGCTGGAAGAGTTATTTGCGGACCATCCAACGGGGGAAACGTGGGCCCCCGTTGAAGGTTTGTCTGCCGTCCAAGACGGGACCCAGTCTCGCCTCACCAAAACGTTCGACAACGGCCTCGCTGAAGTCCTCGAAGTCGAAATGAATTTCGGTCTGGTGGTCCGTTCTACGAGGAACCATCCGTGGCGTGTGCACGCCCATCACGACCACAATAGTACGTCTCATTGGACGCCCGTGGATGCTTGGATTCCGGCGGGCGAGCTGCGCCCCGGAGATGTGCTCGACGTGGCCATCGCGCCTTATCGGAACGAACACGCAGCCTCGTTGAAGGCTGTTAATCCCCGAGCGTTAACGATGCGCTCAAACGCTCGACCGATCACGATGCCTATGGTCATGGATGATGACCTGGCGTGGCTCGCCGGCTATCTATGGGGAGACGGCGCGATGTCTGTCAGCAAATACCGGCTGCGGTTTGTCGACGGAAATCGTCAGACGATCGCGAAGGCTGCTCAGATCATCGAAGAGAAGTTCGGCTTGCGCGGGGAGGTGGTCGAATTGACAGACCGCAACGCGGCTAGCCTAGAGGTCGCTTCGAAGCACCTGTGGCTGTGGTGTGTACGCAATGGACTAGAAAAATACGCCGAAGCAAAGACGCTCGACATCATTCCGCGCTGCGTTCGCAGCTCGTCGTGGCGACACGTCGTGGCGTTCGCATCGGGGCTGGTCGACTCGGATGGCTGCGTTTCCCCGACGTCGACGGGCAGTCGAGTCCAAGTGTCTTCTGCGACCGAGGCATTCGCGCGACATTTTCAGCAGGTCATGTGGTCGGTGGGCCTTGGTTTCGGTCGGTCGCTGCAATCCCAAGGAGAGAGTTTCCAATCCGAACGGCACTTGTATCACCTCGTGCTGGCGGCGGGCCCCACAGATCGGGATGCCTTCGCGCACTTGGTCGCATGCAGCGTGAAATGTTCGATGCACATGACGGATTCTCGTTTTGTCGAATGGCAGATGGATAAAGAGACAAAGCGGGGTCGTCAAATCGCAGGCAAGGTGCGCGAGGTTCGCTCGCTCGGCGTGATGCCGACATTTGACGTCGAGGTTGAGGGAACGCACTGGTTCTACGACGGAGCTGTTAAGAGCCACAACACGACGTCTCTCGAGCTGGGCAACGTCGGGTCCGGCATCCACCCGCACCACGCCCGGCGCTACATCCGCCGCGTCACCGCGGACGAGTACGAGGCCGTGTTCCAGGCGTTCAGGCAGGTCAACCCGCACATGTGCCAGCGCATGCCGAACGGGAAGTGGACCGTCGAGTTCCCCGTCGAGGCTCCCGAGGGGGCGACGCTCAAGGAGGACCTGACCGCCGAGCAGTTCATGGAGGTGGTCCGCTCGACGCAGCAGAGCTGGGTCGTGCCGGGCACCGCGCGCGGCGACGCGAGCCACAACGTGTCGAACACGATTACGGTGAGGTCCGACGAGTGGAAGACGGTCGCGGACTACCTCTGGCGGAACCGCGGCGACTTCACGGGCGTGTCGCTCGTGCCCGACGACACGGACACGATCTACGCCTTCGCGCCGTTCGAGGCTGTGCGCACCGAGGCCCAGGAGCGCCGCTGGAACGAGCTGATCGCGGACTACCGGCCGGTCGACTACTACTCGATGGTGGAGGCCGAGGACGGGACGAGCGTGACCGCGGAGCCCGCGTGCGCGGGCGGCGCGTGTAGCATCGCCTGACGTCGGCGTGATAAACCTGTCGCATGACCAACTGCGACAACTGCCAGGCCGCGTTCAACCCCGACGAGGAGGGCCTGGTCGCCACGGAGCGCGGGCGCTCCTCCGCCGAGATCTGCGGCTCCTGCCTGAAGGACGCCACGCTCGTCAAGCTCGTGCTCCGGCGCGGCCAGCCCGGCGGGTTCGCGTACGAGCAGTTCCAGCCGCTCGAGGTTAGGAAGCCCGCCAAGGCCGCGGGGTGAGCGCGAAGGTCGACCACCGGCTCGGCCTGACCCCCATGCTGAAGAGGCTGGCGTTCTCGTACCTGCAGCGCGGGGTCGGCACCTACCCCAGCGAGCACCCGGCCTACGACTCCGTCGTCGTCAGGTCGCTGTACGACTGGAAGACCTCGAGCGACCCTGAGCTGCCGAGCCAGGGCGGACTCGTCGTGGAGTTCCACCGGGCGGGGAGGCGCATCCGGTGGTGCGAGTTCGGGTGCCGCGTGATCGGGGGCGGCGGAGAGCCGATCGTTCGCGACGTCGACGACTAGAGCGCGTCGTTCGAAAGCAGGTGGTTCCACACGCGGCGAACCCGTCCGACGTTCATCTGGTAGGGTCCGCCCGTCGAGTTGGAGTAGACCTCGAAGTGAGGACGAAGGTCGGGATTGCTCCAGGTGATGCTCGCGAATGACGCCACAAGTGCGCCGTTGATGTAGCAGCGCAGCTCAGCCTGGCCCGACGACAGGCCCACGACGTTGGCGCCCTGGAACTCGAGCCGCACGCGGTAGGTCGTGTTGCTCGCCACGGCCACGCCGGTGTCCGCGCTGCTCGTGACGCTGTCTGCGATGCCGGTGTTGATGTTGGCTTCGACCTGAAAACGCCAGTTCGTCAGTGAGTGATCCCAGTAGATGCCGAACGCCTGACTCGCGCCGAGGCCGTCGTCGACGAGGTTCGCGCGGAGCACGCAACCGTGCGCGCCGTCGTCGATGGTCGCCGTGCGCAGCATGTACTCGACGACGTAGGTCGAGTTGTCGTCGAACGTCTCGTTGTAGTTGAGGGGACGCGCGAAGATGTATCGATTGACGCCCGTGCCCGACGACAGGGCGAGCGAGCGCTGCCGCAGGTTCGAGTCGGTCGATGTGCTGACCGTGACGAAGCCGTTGCTGCCGCCACCTGCGGTGCTGACCAGGAGCTGCCAGCTCGCCGGCATCGTGACGTAGTCGATCTCGATCTGGAAGACCGAGGTCGAGGCGCCGACGGACCCGCTCACCGCCATCTGCAGGTTCAGCGACAAGGGAATGATCAACCCGGCGTCGTAGTAGAACGGCAACGCGCCCGCAGAAGGCGAGGTGCCCAGTGACAGCGAGAACGCGCTATTGCCGGTACGGTGGTTAGCGACGATCGTCGTCTGGCTGCCACTCTCGTCCACGCTTTGCAGGGTGGCCGTGAAGGTGCTCGTGCCATCACCGGCGACTCCGTAGACGGTCACGCCGGTGATGAACGCGCCGTCGGGAACACCGGAGAGCGCCAGGTCGTACGTGCCGACAGCGCTGGAGTTGAAGTCGAGCGCGGCGGGCCCGGTGATCCAGCCGCCCGCGGTACCCGAGCCGACGGCGAACGCCGCCGCCGAGGGCGAGACCCTGAGGGTCCGCGCGCGCAACTCGGACCAGTCGTCGCTGATCTCGGTGACTTGGCCCATCCGATAGCCGTTGTGATCGACGAGCGAACGCGGGTTGGTGCCGAAATCCCGGTAGGTCACCAGCGGGACGACGTCGCTGTTGGCGAGCGAGCGCGGGTTGCGCGCGAGCTGCTCGAGCTTGACGAGCTGGGCCGCGAGCGTCGCGGCCGTGAGCCACGATGACACGGTCGCACCCTGGACCTTGGCCGTGCCCGCGGCGCCGGCGAGGTCCGAGATGACTTTCGACAGCTGCGCCTGGACCGTCGTCGCGGGGTTCGTCGTACCGTCGGCCCAGTTAGGACCCCCGGCGTAGTTCACGCTCGCGGCGGTGACGGTGCCGAGGTTCACAGTCACGGCGCCCGCTGGCACGGTCGCGCCGGTGCCGAATACCAGGTAGCCGTTGACGACCTTGCAGATCGGGATGGCGTTGACGAGCAGGTTGGGGCTGACGCGGCTGTTGAAGAACGAGCCGACGCCCACAGCGGTGTTCGAATTCTCAGGGATCGCCTGACGGCGCCCACCCATCGTGGAGGTGTCGGCGACCTCCGCGAAGGAGATGCCCAGCGTGTCACCCTCGGCGAGCGCCGAGGATGGGTTCGCGGTGAAGAACGCCGCGAGGTTCGCCGGCGTGATGGTGTGGCCCTCGCCGTCGTAGTTCCCCGACATGAACTGCTTGGCCTGCGTCGCCAGGATCAGGTCGGAGCCGGAGGCGCCGACCGCCAGCGCCGCGGACACGATGGGGGTCAGGTCACCCGAGGGCGCGTTCGGCGTGAGCGCCGCGAGCGCGGTGATCACGGTGGCCAGCGCGGTCGAGCCGGTGGCCACGATGTGGATCGTGCGCTGGAACGTCGTGGCCAGCTCGACGTCGAGCGTGCACGAGAACGACGCGCCCGACACGACGTCGATGCTGATCTGGTCGCCGCTGGCGTAGCTCCGGCGGAGCGACGTGACGACGATGCCCGCGGCGGGACCTGTCTTCTGCAGGACGATGGTGCCGAACGCGGAGCCGACGGGCGGGATCGGCGGCGTTTGCGCGAAGCCCGGCGTGAGCATCGGCAGGACGTAGAGGTTGTCGCTGATGACGGGAATGCCGCTCGCCGACGCCGTCGTGCTGCCGGGCCAGGTGATCAGCCCCGGCCCCGCGATCACCAGGTGGCGGTCCGCGTCGCGGAGGTAGAGCGAGTCCTTGAAGACGCTGCGGACGGCCTCGAAGCGCTGCCGCAGGCTCTCGACGGAGCGCATGATGTTGGCGTTGTTCAGCGCCTGGCCGTCGAGGAGCGGCAGGACGGACAGGACGGTGTTCTCGCCCGAGTCGCCGTTGGACCCTGCGGAGTAGTCGATGAACTGGTCTACGGTGCCGGGCATGTGCGTTCTCCGTTACGAAATGCGGTTGCGGTGATCGATGAGGCGCGCCAACCACGCCAAGTAGTCGGACATCGACATGTCGCGCTTCGCGCGGTTGTCGATAAAGCAGCAGGACACGACGTTGGACAACACGTAGCCGAGGCTAGAGTCGCACCGGTCGATGCCGTTGTACTTGAATACACACGGAGGGTGATGTTTGCGTTGCTTGGTGACCGTGTTGGTCTCGACATCGCCGCAATAGAAACATGCGGACTTAAAGAGACGACGACAATCGTCATCGCTAAGTTCCCAGGCCAGACTCCTACGCGCGGCTTGCGTACGATAAGCAACAACGACTTGATTGAACGCTGGAACCTCGCGATCAAAGAAACGCAAGGAACCTTTGTTTTCTCGCACAAGACAGCCACAGCTGCGCGTAACACCTCGGCGAAGGTTTGTCCCGGCAGTAATGTGTTCATTTCCGCATGAACATCCGCAGCGGTACTTAAGCGTCCCGTCAGGCAAGGTGCCTTCCTGCGCAAGGACCGTGAGGCGTCCATACGTGTTACCGATTTCCATTTTGACGATTCGGCCCACGCTATGGACTCGAAGTAAAACTGATTGTCCAACTATAATCTATGACAATTGCAGAGCTTTTAGCAATGCCAGCGTAGACCTGGTGCGCGAACATCCGAGTCGTCCCCGGCGTCGTTCCCGGCGTGTCGCTCACCGAGAACGCCGTGCCGCCGGTGAACAGCCCCGCCTCCGTGAGCGTGTTGCCGTTCGCGTCGCCCGACTCGAGCGTCGCCACGAAGCTGATCGCGCCCTGCGCGATCGTGACCTTGCCGACGTCGCCGAGCGCGACGCCGAACGCGAAGGCTCCGAGGTTCGTGTCCGCGCGCGTCGGCTGCGTCGTCGAGGTCCCCATCCGCATCGAGTAGATGGCGTCGCCGAGCGGCGCCGGGTCCGTCGCCCGCTGCGCCAGGAGTTCGACGAGCACGTCCGCCGCGAGGTACATGATCTTGTTGCGGATGGCGATCCTCCGCAGCGGCTTGCGCGTCCTTGCGTCGCGCACGACCATCTCGATGGTCCCCCGCATCGGGAGGGTATTCAGTCCGCGTTGCAGTAGTCGCTTGCGCATGTGGAGGGCCTCCGAATTCTAGGTCACGGTGATGATGAGGGGGCTCTCCACCATCCCGATGTCTCGCGGGGCAGTGAGGCCCTCGACCGTACCATCCCACCCGGCGGCTGCGGGGTTGAACGCGGCCGTGGTGAGCGCGGGGTCGATCCCGCCGGTCTGGAGGTACATGTCGCCCAGGCTCGGCGTCGGGGCCGCGTTCGACAGGTTGCCGATGTTGAGCTGCCTGAACGTCACGTTGATCGTGGTGGACGTCCACGTCGTGAGGCGCGTGACCGTGCAGTTCACGTAGTCGACCGAGTAGTCGACGTTCTCGATCAGCTTGAGGCCGCCGATGGCGCCCGCGGACATGTCGACCTTGACCAGACGCCGCCGGCGCGGCGACGCCGGTGCGTCGGGCAGCGCGACGGGCGTGCTGGGCGTCGGGAACGCCGTCGACGCCGTGAACACCTCGTAGTGGAAGTAGTCGCCCGACAGCCAGCCGTTGGTGCCCGAGATCGGGTACCCGTCCGTGAAGATCACCTCGTCGGGACCGTACACGCGCGAGCCCACCAGCCGGTCGAACGAGATGTCGTCCTCGTCCACCTCGACGGCGTCGGCGAGGAACGTGCCGGGCGTCGTGAACACGTAGGTGTAGGACGGCTTGGCGGACAGGACGAGGTTGTTGAGGTTGTCCAGGCTCTGGGCGAACGCGGCCGCGGAGCTGGCGATTGCCGACAGCGCGATCGCGTTGAACGACACGGAGAACGTGTGGAACTTGAGGTAGCGGTTCATCAGGACGAAGGCCATGCGGTGGCGCAGCGGGGTCTTGCCGTTCGAGGGGACGAACCCGTCCTCGTCGGCACCGCAGATCAGGCCCGGGTCGCCGCACAGCGCGCCGTCCGACGGGTTGCAGACGTGCTCGACGTAGACGGGGCTCGCGGTGCGCCGGTCGATCGGGGGAACCATTCCCCCGAACAGCGCCTTCGGGACGACCTGTCCGTACCACCAGCTCGGCGTCTGCACGTAGTCGGTGACCGTGACCGCCGTCGTGAGCACCTCGAAGGCCGACAGGACGGACCCGGCGGTCAAGTCCGCCCGCAGCGGCGTGTTCGGCGGGAACGAGTACGCGACCGTCTGCCCGGACGTCGGCGAGGTCGTGAAGATCTGCCAGACCGTCGGGTTGCTCGTGTCGGCCGACTGGTAGATCTCGCCGTCCTGGTGGACGACGGGGAGGTTCATGACGACGTTGAGCGCGCTCTCGATGCGGTCGAGCACCGGGCCCAGGACGTAGAGCTGGAAGATGCCCCGCAGGAACGCGCGGTACGCCTCCGAGCTGGGCTGCGAGTACCCGATGAGCGCGCCGAAGTTGTTGGCCAGCGTCAGGCGATCGACGCGGGCGTCCGGCGCCCAGGCCGCGATCTCGAGCGCGGTGGTCGTCAGCGGGACGGTCGCCGTCGACTGCGCCGCGATGACGCCGGTGGTGGCCAGGCGCGGCGACGCGCCGGAGGCCGGGAAGACCTCCTCGCGCCACGTGTAGCTCACGCCGTAGGGGCCGGGCAGGCGCAGCCACGCGGTCAGCACGGTGACGACGCCGGTCTCGTAGTTGACGGTGTAGTCCGTGCCCTCGACGACGTTGGCGCCGATCGGGTTGGGCGCGTAGATCGACAGCGAGCCCTGGTCGACGCGCGTGTGCCCCAGCGTCAGCGTGCCCCCGACGCCACCGACGACGGAGTCCGACTCGGACACCACCTGGGCGTTGAACGGGACGCGCAGGACGACGTAGTCGACCGACGAGGCCGGCGGCGGCATCGGGGTCGAGCTGGAGACGAAGAGGCCAGGCGCGCGCACCAGGACGACGGGGTAGTCCGCCCTGCGCCGCTGCAGCCCGTTCGTGCCGACGTCGAGCAGCCGGATCGCGTCGCCCTTGGCGACGCTCGTCGCGGTCCAGTCCGCGACCGCGGAGTCGGTGAACTGGCCGCCGACGGCGACGTCGACGGTGCGGCGCGCGAACCCGTCGAGCGGGACGCCGCTGCCGGTCGGGTTGGTCGGGTCCGCGTGGAACAGGACCGCGCTGCCGCCGAACTCGAAGTCGAGGTTGGGCTCGAGCGACGCGGTCGGCTCGACGACCTGGTTGTCGAGCGAGACGAACGACACCACCTGCTGCGGCGCGCCGCCGGCGGTGACGCTGGGCAGCGCGAACGACCAGCGGTCGTCCGCCGTGACGTCGCCCTCGACGAACGAGACCTGATCCTCGCGGATCGTGATGAGCTGGAACAGCTCGCGATCGAGCGCGACGCAGTCCTGCAGCGACACGCCGAGGACCGTCGAGAGGTAGTCGAGGTAGGCCTGGCCGATGAGGAGGGCCGAGCCCTCGTACAGGGCCGAGAGCTGATCCGCGTCGGCGAAGAAGCGAGTCCAGAAGTCGGAAAGTCCGCTCAGGAGGTTGTATCCGTACCCGATGGCCGGCATGGGCGCCTAGGTCCCCTGCTGCTTGACGACGACGTCCGACGCGGCGGCCACGTACCGCATCACCCGGTCGGTGACGCCGAGCGACGCCAGCGTGTACGACGTCGGGCCCGCGATCATGCGCGAGGGGTCGACCGTGACGATGTCCGACGACGCGTACGAGAACACGTCGCCCGTGGGCGCGAGCAGGCTGTAGAAGATCGTCAGGATGGGCTGGCCCGCCAGCGGCGGGACCAGGTAGGCGATCGACGGGTAGGTGTTCAAGATGAGCTGGATGATCGCCGACACGCTGATCTGCGCGTCGGTCGCGTCGAACGCGTTGACGTAGCTCGCGACCGTCTGGGCGATCGCCCCGTCGTCGACCAGCACGGTAGCGGACGCGCTGAGTACGTACGAGATCGCCATGCTGATGACGATCGGGTTGTGGGCCCGCGGCAGCAGGTAAGCGGCGACGATCCGCTCGTCCGTGCTCCGTACGAACTCGTCGATCGCGCCGAACTGGTCGAGCGTCTGGTAGGTGACGCGCAGGTTTAGGCCGTCGAACCTGCCCTGGTTCAGGTCCGTGCCGACGACGACCTCCATCCACTGCTGGGCACTCTGGGCGCTCTGGGGGTTGTGGATGACCGTCTGGAACTGGAGTCCCTGCGCCGGGGTCTGCAGCTGGGACGGGACCTGGTTGACCTGGTTGGGGAAGTGCTCGAACCCGTCCAGCGTGGAGACGTAGGCCGACTCCCCGACCGGCGGGTTGACGACGGCGACATCGAGGATGTTCATCACCGGGCCGCCCGGCATGGTGATGCGCCCGGACATCCCGATCGACCCCGACGTAGACCCCGTGGTCAGCGGCACGCCGCCCACGCCCGAGACGACGTCGTTGTAGAGCGGCGCGACGCGGCCGATCGTGTAGCTGACCGTGGTCGGCGGGTCGGCCTGGTCGGTCGCGATCGGGAACGGGGCCGACTCGCTCACCAGGAGCGTGGTCCCCAGGTTCTCGGTCACGAGGAACTGCAGCGGGACGGTGGGGAGCCCCGCCGTGATGGTGATGACGTCGCCGGGATGGACCCCCGAGAAGCTCGTCAGCCCGTCGCGGAACGCGTTGGCGACGCCGTCGGGGCGCGCGAACAGGCCGCCGACGGCGGCGGTGACCGAGGTCTCGACCAGCGCGGTGCGCAGGTAGACGTCGGCGCAGCCGCCGACGTGGACCAGCAGGTGCGGCGCGATCGTGGGGACGATGTCGCGCATCATCTCGGGGTCGCCCATGCCGACGACCAGCACGGCGTCGATGCCGTCGAAGTTGGCGTCAAGCGTCGCGGGGATGGACCGGGTGTTGATGAGGCACCGGGTCGAGATCGCGGTAGGCGCGCGCGCGATGAGCGCGGTCGTCGACTCCGGCCCGTCTCCGCCCTCGAAGGTGGTCGTGCACTCGACGCTGGTGACGTAGGGGTTGAAGCGGTCGAACCCCACGAACAAGCCCGGCTGGATGTTGTACTGGGTACCCGTCGCGACGGCCACGAGCGGGATGCGGAACTCGTAGTCGAGCACGTCGCCGGTCGTGTCGATGATCGGCACGAGCTGCGCCTGCGGGATGAACAGCGTGTTGCCGCCGTTGTCGACGACGAAGACGAGCCCCGCGTTGTACGTGAAGCTGATCGTCGACGGGATGAACACGTCGGAGGGCGACGACGCGTGGCCGATCGCGAAGCCGCGCGCGTACGTCCCCGCCCCGGCGGTGACGAAGAAGTTGGACAGGATGCCGGTGACCGCGTCGGCGAGGGCCTCGGGGTCGCCGCCCGTCGCGGCCTGCACGGTGACCAGCGACTGCATCTGGCGGATCTGGGCCGCGTCGCCGCGCAGGAACGCGACGACCGCCGCGATCGCCTTGATGGCGATGTCGCGCAGCGCGGTCCCGGCGGTGAAGTCGCCGAGAGGAACTTGGTCAGTTAAGAACTGCTGGAGGAAGTTTGTGGCCGCGGTGACGTCGGACGCGTCGATCGTGATGGTCGTGCTCACTGCCGGACCTCCAGCGTCGGTAGGAGAATCTGAAGCTGCTGACCGCTGACGTTGGTGATCAGGATCTGCGCGGCAAAGCCTGGGCCGTCTGGGATCTGGATGTAGGCGCTCACGGCGAGGGTCGCGAGCCGCTCGTCGTCCGGCACGGGGGCGCCCGTCTGCCAGCCGATGATCGCGGCGGCGGTCTGGTCGACGGCCGCGTCCAGCACCTCGCGCGCGTCGCTGATGTCGACGTTCGAGCCGATCAGGTAGGTGAAGTTGGTCCCGTAGGTCGGGTCGAGCGGGTCCGTCCCGATCGGCGTGAGCAGGAACTTGGCGACCATGTTGACGAGCTTCTGGATGCCGCGCACGCCGAGCGAGCGCGTCTGCCCGAACGAGTAGAACGCCATGCCGGTGTAGTCGGCGGCGGAGATGATCTGGATGTTGACGTCGTAGGCGGGCATCAGACGGGCCTCCCGTCCGGCGTCCAGAGTCCCGTCGTGAAGTTGAATGCCATGGGGTTCTGCACCACCGAGCCCGGGTCCTGGAACCCATTGAAGGCCGCCTGGGCCGCGCAGCTCTCCACGGCGATGTTCTGGGCGGTCTTCGCCGCGTGAGCGGACATGTCGGCCTTGGTCTCGGCGACGCCCTTGTTCTCCAGCGCGGTGTTGCGGTTGAGCGCGATGACGAGGTTGGCGGCGCGCGCGATCGCCATCTGGCTCCCCACCGGGCCGATGATCGGGACGAGGACCGACGAGGCCTCGCTGGTGTTGGTCGAGTCCGCGTGCCCGGGCCAGACGTTCGGCACGAGCGCGGTCGGGTTGACCAGCGCGCGGATGCCGCCGGAGGCGAGCGCGATCTGGAAGCGCAGGACGAAGTTCTGCCTCGCCCACCCGGAGGCGCCGCCCGCACCGCCGACGGTGCCGATCGCCTGGCCCATGGTGACGGCCTGGCCGCTCGCGACCGAGACCGTCGAGAGGCGGTGGTACTCGGTCTGGTAGCCCTGGAAGTCCCCGTCGTGCTGGACGGCGACGTAGATGCCGCCGAAGCCGACGTTGCCCTGAGCTGACGACGCGACGACGACGTTGCTGCTGCCCAAGATCGTCTGCGCGGACTCGTCCGCGTGGACCCCGGGCACCGGCACGCCGCCGGCCGACGCCTGCACGCCGACGAACTGGACGATTCCGTCGGCGGCCGCGAAGACCGTCTCGCCGAGCGCGGCGGCGAACTCGATCGCCTGGTTGTAGGACGTGGACCCGGCTCCCGGGGGCGGCGGGTCGCCCCAGCCGCTCGTGACCAGCCTCTCGCCGTCGCGGCCGCGCGCGAAGCTGCCCTTCTGCGCGAGCGGCGAACCGAAGAGCTGCTTGAGCGCGGTCGGCGCGGTCTCGTAGAGGTAGCTCTTGGTCGCGGCGTCGTACTCGGGGACGACCTGCGCCTGGTTCAGATCAGAGCCGACGCGGGCGCGCTGGCCGGCGCCGGCGCGCGCGAGGCGCAGCACGACGTCCGCCGGGGTCCCCGGCGGACCCGGCGGCGGTGGCGCGCTACCCGCCACGGCTGCCCCCGGCGGTCAGCGCCTCGACGCGCGCGACGAGCTTGCCCTTGAGGTGCGAGTACTGCCCCTGCGTCAGGCCGAGCTTCTTCTGGATCTCCTGGTTCGACAGGACGTCAGCCCCTCCGTAGCCTGTCAAATGCTCGAAGATCGCCTTCTGCGGCGGCGGCAGGTCGTGGTGGATGAAGTCGACGACGTGGTCCGACTTGTCCGCGTCGTAGAGCCCGGCGTCGCTGCCCTCGAACAGGCCGCCGGACTCGAGCATCTCGCGCCGACCGATCGACTTGCGGTACTCCGCGACCTTGTCGACGGGCCACGCGAGCCGATCGGCCAGTTCGTCGGCCGTCGGAGCGCGGCCCAGCGCGTCGGACAGTTCCGAGTGGGCCACGTTGAAGCCGTGGTACAGCAGCATCTTGTTCTCGGGCAGCCGGGCGACGTTCTGGTTCGCGTACGACAGCCGGGACATCCGCTGCAGCGAGTTGACGACGTGCGTCCCCAGGGCGGCGCCCTTGCCGGGGTCGTAGCTGTGGAACGCCTGCATCGCCAGGCGCTTGCCCTCCGTCTCGAGCAGGGGCCTCGCGAGCGAGCCCGCCCACTTGTTGGCCTCGCGGTGGATGAGCGGGGAGACCTGCGCGAGCAGCGCGCTCGCGTTGGCGTCCGTCGGCTTCGCCTTCCAGGCGTGCCACGCCTCGAGGTCCGACGTCTGCCGGCTCGTCGCTGCGAGCTTCGCGATGGCAGCCAGGCTCGTCACGTGCGGGGGGCCTTCACGTTGAGCACGTTGTTCTTGTACGCGAGCAGCTGCGCGTCCCAATCCGCGGCGACCTGGGGAAATGCCTGGTTGAGGCCCGGTACCGCGGTCGTCGTCGTGCCGTCGGACCCGGGCGGCGGCGCGAAGGGCACGCCGTTCACCGGAGCCGGCGGCGGCGTGAGCGTGCGGATGCGGTCGAAGTAGCGCGCGCCGACGCTGCGCGGGTGGCCGTACGCGGGGATCGCGCCGACGCCCGCGACGTCGTAGAAGATGACGTACTCGTCGAGCGTGCAGATCGGCCGCCAGTTGTAGGCCGTCGCGGCGTCGTAGCTGTCGAACAGCGTCTGCGTGGCTGGAAGCGGGACGAGCGGGCGCGCGGCCGCGTCGTCGAGGTTGTGCAGCACCCGCGGCACGCCGGGGGTTCCCGTCTGCGCCTGGAGCGTCGTGGTCGCGGCCGCGATCTGCACGTTGATGGACGTCAGCTGCGCCTGCGCGCCCAGGATCTGGGTCCGCAGGTCGGCCGCGTCCTGGGTGGCCGCGAGGTACGCGGCCCGCGCGACCGTCGAACCCTGGCTCGCGTACGTGTCCGCGGTGCCCTGCGCCGCCTCCAGCTGGGACTGCAGCGACGCGACGAGCGACGTCGCCGCCACCTGCTTCGTCAGCAGGGTCGAGATGGTCTGCGCGGCCGCGATGTTGCCGTCCTGCGTCGCCGAGTCTGGCCCGTCGACGAAGATGGGCTCCGGGGAACCGCCCGGCACGGTGGACTCCAGCCCGACGACGGCTCGGAAGTCGAACGACGCGGCCTTGCCGAACAGCGACTGACCGCCGTAGAAGAGCTGCTGGTAGAACGTCTCCGCCTGCGGGAACGACTGGACGATGTTGCTGATCGCCCGGATGGGCTCCTGCGGGCCCGACCCGCGCGCCGTGGCGTCGTTCTGCGCGAACTCGGTCGCGAGCTGCTCGAACATCTCCTGGAACTGGCGGCCGTAGAGGAACGACAGCGTCGTTGACCGCTGTCCGGCGTGCGACATGCTCAGCTGGACCCCCGTGATGTAGACCATCAGGTCGACGCGGGAGGCGCGCTGGTCGAAGATCGCGCCCGGGAAACCGGGCACGACGTAGGGGTTCCACGCGACGGTGGCCGAGCCGCTTCGGCGGGCGTAGCGCTCGCGGAAGTACTCGTACTTCGCGTAGAGGTGGTAGACGTCCTCGGTGAAGGTCGCGACGGCGGCCTGCGTGGTCGCGTCGACGACGGGAGCGGCGTCCGCGGGTGCGGGCGGCGCGGGCGGCGCTGACGTGGCGACAGACGGAGCCGGCGGCGAGGGCGTCGCGCTCGGCGCCGTGAACGGCCGCGGATCCTCTTTCGTGATCATCGTGCCGCTGGCCGTAGCGATCACGCCCCCGCACGCGGTCGCGTTCATCAGGGCTCGGTGGAGCTGGCCGCCGGGCGTGAGGGTAGGCAGGACCGCGTTGAACAGAGAGGACCAGTCCGGCGCGGGACCGCCCAGCGCCTGCTTCGCGATCGCGAAGAAGCCGGGGTACCCGGACGTGGTGCCTCCCCAGAAGCCGATGCCCGCGTGGAACGCCTTAGTCAGGCGCCACATGTCGCCCTCTGACCAGTTGAGCCCGAACTGCTTGGCGAGCGCGTTCGCGCGCGGGCGCAGCTGCGCGATGAACGCCAGACCCGACGTGATCGCCGTGTTGGTGGCCGGGTTGAAGTCGGACAAGTTGGAATTCAGTGCGAGGACCTGCGCGGACGTGACCCCCTCCGGAAACGCGGCGGAGCGCAGGCTGGGGCGCTCCGCGTTGTTGAGCTGGAAGTAGCCAATCGAACCGTCGCTGGGGTCCGTCGACTTGATGCTCCCGCCGGACTCCATGTTGACCCAGCAGAGCGCAAAATCGAGTGGGATGGCGTTGTAGCCCGTACCGATGAGCGCCTGGATCTTGGGACGCAGGGCCTCCGTGGCCGGGTCGTACTGGCGACGCCCGCCAGGACCCGCGCCCGCGACGCCCGCGTTCGACTGTGTAACCATAACGCCGGGCGCGACGGAGCCAGGCCTCGGCGGTGCCTGGTTGCCGGTCTGCGCCGGCGTCGCCGGATTCGGCGGCGCCGCGTTGTCCGCAGGTGCCGTGACCTGCGTGACCTCGTTCTGCTTCAGGAAGAACAACCACGGAGGCGCCGTTCTCCGATCCATGACCGGGCCCTTGAAGAACTCCTCGGGGTACAGGAGGAAGTTCTTGGCGTGGTAGATGGGCTGCTTCAGTGCACTCTGCAGGATCTGATCGGCCAGCGGAGGGTATGCAATAGTGAGCGCGTTCTCAATCGACTGCGTCAGACCGCTCTGCGGTGCCTTCACGATTTGCGTGAGCACTTCGTCGTTGAGGTACAGCCGGGTCGGCTGCGTGGCGTAGTTCTCCTCGTACGCGATCGTCTTGAGCTGCGACGGGAAGATGACGTTGCACGAGGGCGGGATGCTGAACAGCATCTGCGGCTTGGGGAAATAGTTCTGCATCCGCAGCGGCTGCGTCGCGCGGGCGGCGTCCGAGACCGTCGGGACCCACTGGCCGCGCGCGCCCGCGCCGAGGGCCGTGTACGCGGGCGTGTTGACGGGCGGAGGGATGCCAGGACCCGAGGTGAAGACGTCGGACAGGACCAGCTGGTGCGAGCTGAAGTCCGTCTGCAGCACCATGCCGGTGGCGAGGCTGACGCTCACCAGGGGCATCCCCGGGATCATCGCGATCTCCATCAGCATGGTCTGGAAGACGAGCTGCAGCATGTCCCAGATGGACCCCGTGTTCTGGACGTTCGGGATGAGGTTCTTGATCACGGCGTCGATCGCCGACGTGCTCTGAAGAGCCTGCAATACAGGAAACACGCTCGCGTTGCTAGTCGCGTCGAACGACGGGCACCCGGCGAACCGGTTGTGGAAGTTGGTCAGGCGGGCCCAGCGCGTGAAGAAGTTCGCGGCCGGGACGGTGCGCTGGTCCGCCGGCACGACCGAGTCCATCATCCAGCGGACGGCGTTGTAGAGGAAGTCGAAGGGGCGCGTGATGAGCGAGTTCTTTTGTCCCTGCGTCGGCAGCAGCCCCTGCTGGAACAGCGCGAACGGGAACACCAGCTCGCTCGATGGGACCGAGATCTTCGTCGTCGAGTCGATGGCTGCGCTGTGGCCGACCATGTCGTCGAGCGTCGTCATGAACTGGACGAACAGCTGCGTGAAGATCGCGATCTGGTTGACGACGGTGAACACGATCGAGCGACCGCCCGACGTGTTGCGGTAGCCCCACCCCGTGATCTCGCCCTCGCCGAAGAGCCTGAACTCGGGCTGGACGCTCGGGTCGACGGCGCAGTCGTCGAGGTAGAACACGGCGACCTGGACCCGATCCTCGTTGCCGAGGCGGATCAGCACCGGGTCCGCGACCATCTCGACCTGCATCTCCGGCGTGACCCACACGCCGAAGCGCATCGAGACCGACTTGGCGGGCACCTCCAGGCCGTTGATGTAGACGATGAACGCGGCCTGGTGGGGCGCGCTCGAGGCGAACGTGCTGCGGCTCGGCGACGCGGTCACTGGAGGGCGGCTCCCATGCAGACGGCGGCGGCGAGCGCGCTCACGCGGTACCGCGGGTAGTCTGAGTTGGCGTAGAGGGCCACCAGATCGACGTACGGGGCCGGGATGCTGACGTAGCCGGCGAGCGCGGCGAGCGCCGGATTCACCAGGTAGCCCTGCAGCCGCATGTCGAAGTCGACGTCGACGTAGCGACGGCGCTCGCACACGACGACGCTCGCGACGTCGGGCGGGAACGCGACGATCTTCTGGAGCGCGACGCCGATCTCGGTCTCCGTGACCATCTGCAGGAGCACGCGCGCGGACGTGGTCGGCGACCTCGACGTGGTGAGCGCGAACAGCAGGCGCTGCCGCAGCTGCTCGAGGGCGTACGTCGGAATGGGCTGCAGGGTCTGAAGCTCGAGGGCCGACGACGGGCCGTACCAGCACGCGACGCTCACGGCGAACCGCTCGGAGGCGGGGGTGGGTCTATCTCGATATTCTCCGGGTCGTCGACAGGCGTCCCGTAGAGATTGCTCGTCGGGGACGGAGGCTGGTTCGAGGCGTTCGCCGCGGTCACCGTCTGCTGCGCCGCGTTCTGGCTGGGATCGACCACGGCGGTATTCTGCGCGGCGCCGGCGGTCGACGTCGAGGCCGGGACGGGCGGCGCTGTCGCGGTCGCGCTGACCCCGCTGGACTGCGTGTCGCCCGTCGTCGACAGGTTGGCGACGGCGAGGTCGGCGGACAGCTGGACGTACTGAGCCTGGTCGATCTTGGCGAACGGCAGGTCCGCCTGGATCACGTACTCCTTCACCAGGAAGGAGAACGAGAACGGCACGGCCAGCTCGTTGTCGGCGTTCAGCGTCTGCTGGTGCGCCAGCATCACGCCGGAGACGATCACCGAGTCGTACTTGAGCCGCGCGAGCGCGCCGCGGCGCGCCAGCTGGGTGCCGCGCAGGAGCGCGCCGTAGGCCCGCGCGAAGCCCGACCGCTGGTCGTCCTGGAGCGAGTTGAGCAGCATGCCCGAGTACTCGAACCGCGGCGGCTCCTGCCCGAAGAAGAACGCGACGTAGTCGTCGGCGAGGACCTTGTCGAGCTGCACGACCTCCTGGACTCGCTCGCTGGCCTGGCCGAGGAAGAAGTCGACGAAGCCGGTCCCGCCGCCCGGGCCGGCGATGAGCACCTGCGCGAGGGCCTGCGTGGCGGGGTCACCCGGCAGGCTGTCGAGGAAGGCCTGGCGGACCTTCGGGTCCACGGAACCGTCGCCGGTCGTCGGCAGCGAGATGTAGAGCCGCGCGAGCGTGTCCTTGTACTCGGCGTCGCGCTGGCGCCACTTCGAGTACTTCGGCGTCATCAGCGGGTTGAGCCCGAAGACGCCGGCCTGTCCCGGGCTGGTGCCACCGGCGTTAGCCGTCAGGAACGGGACGGCCACCGACCCGGGCGCGAACGGGCCCTGCGTCACCTCGGTGAAGAGGCCGGGCGTCGCCATCAGCTCTTATCCTTCGGCAGCTGGTAGCCCCAGACCCTGCTGGCCCATTCGGCCGGATTTGCCTTGTCGAGTTCGGCTTGATCGCCGCGGTCGGCGACGACGCCAGCCGCCTTGGCGAACAACTTCACCGCGTCGGTGAAAGCGGCCGTGGCGTCCAGCATCCCCTTGGCCTGCGAACCTCCGGCCGAGCTGTCATCGCTCAGCTGGTCGCGCGCCTCCTTCATTTTGGCGATGTCCGCGTCCAGCTGCTTAGTGCCGCTGGCGGCTCCCCCGTAGCGGGCCTCCGTCGAGGTGGGCGCGAGGTGCTTGGCGAGCGCGTCGATCGCGTCCGCGTCGCCGGTTTGAGCGGCCCGAAAGAGCTTCGCGAGAGTCGGATCATCCTCGGCGTCGAGCCGCGATCCGGTGACGCTCTTGAGCGAGGTGACCACGTCGTCGCCCTCCTCGCCGCCCAGGGCTCGAACCTTCTCCATCACCGCGCCCATGTCGGCCTTGCCCTGGATGTTTCCGAAGGCCTTGCGCCCCGTGCCGATGCGGGAGGTGATGTCCTTCCCGCCCATCGCGAACGTGGTGAGCGCGCGCGCGGACGACGGCGTGAGGTCTCCGGCGACGCTCGTGGACTTCTCCGTGTACTTGGCCTCGCCGAGGCGCTTGCGAATCGCGGCCAGCTGCTCGCTGCCCTGCTTGGCGACGTCTGCGTCGTCGCTCTGCGACGCGGCCATGGCGGCCGCGATCGCGACCTCGTCGTTGTCGTCGTGGTGAGCGAAGAACGACTTCAGCTCGCCCATCTGACCCAGGCCGGCGACGCCGACCATCCCGGCGTCGACGATCTCCGAGCCGATCAGCGCGTCGGCTCCCTTGCGGCTGCGACCCCCCTTGATGCCGCCCGCGTCGATCCCGATGTCCGAGGTCAGGCCCAGCACCTCCTGCGTCTTAGTGCCGCCGGTCTGCATCACGCGCTTGAGCGCGGCCTGCGCGAGCTTGGGGTCGGCGTCGTACTCGGCGGCCGCGGCCTTCTCGTTACCGGGTTGTTGGTCGATGTAGATCTGCCGCATCTTATCTGCGGTGAGGGCGCTCGCGCTCCGCGCGCGCGTGAACATGCCCAACATGGCTCGGCCCTGTCGACCTGCATAGCTGTCGGGATCGACTCCGTCAGGCGCGGCGGGAGCGGCGCCGGCCTCCAGCGAGTGAACGTGCGCCGCGAGCGCGGCCGCGAACTTGTCGAACTTCTCGGACCCGCCACCGCCGCCGCCGCGCCCCAGGCGCCCGATGACGTCCCGCGTGTCCTGCGTCGAGATCGACCCCGCCTGCTGGATCGAGTACGCGGCGCGCTCGACGTTTCGAACCTTCTCCACCGCGTCCCCGACGTCGCCGAACGACGCGAACGGGTGCCAGCCGTACATCGAACCTTCGGCGCGGCTCGCGAGGCTGACGACGCGGTTCTCGTCGCTCTCCGCGGTGAGCCCGAGGAGCGACCCGATCCGGTTGTCCATCCGGTTACTTCCACCTCCGTATTCAGACCTCGACGCTTCCCCGCGAAACATGGAGGCGTACATCGACTGTGCCGTTACTGGCTTGGGCGAGAACACCGAGGCGCCCACGTTCTGAGAGTAGGCCTGGAGAAATTCACGATCGATGTGCGACATCGACCGCTCCGCGTCGTCCCTGGCGATCGCGAGACCCGAGACGCGCCGGATGTGCTGCCCGTGGCTCGCGGCGTCCTCGTCTTCGCCCGCGCGCTCGATGCGTTCGGACAGGCTTCGAAACGGCGACGAGATCGCGTCGCTGACTCCCCCGACGAAGCCGCGAGCGCTGCGTCCCAGCTGCCCCATCAGACCGGGGGTTCGGTACTGCGCGTTCTGCGCGCGCTGTCGATCGATGGTCTCGCGCTTCTGGACTTCGGCCTGCTGGATCATCCCGTCCCAGTACTTGCGGCTCGAGAGTTCCTCCGAGACGCTCTGCGCGTCGCTCGCGCTCATGCCCGTGTTCTTTGAGATCGCGGTTGCCATGTCCATGCCCGGCACCGCGCGCATGGTCTGGAGCGCCTGCGAGCGCATCATCATCTGGGCCTCGCCGGGTCGCATCTGCTGCGAGATGCGGTCCTTCAGCTCCTGCTTCTGGGAGTTCCACTCGAAGATGCCCTTCGCGCCCATGCCCTGGATGGCGTCGGCGGCGCGCCTCTGGACCTCTCCGAACGACAGGTCCTTCAGCCTCCGGTATTCGTCCATGTCGACCGTGAACTTGCCCTGCTTGTCGCGACCCATCGCCGCCAGCAGGTACTGTTCGTTGTTCACCGCGGAAAGCGCGCCCGCCGTGTTCAGGCGCCCCAGGCCCTGCACGCCGCCCGCGCGGGCGAGCTGCAGGTCGTTCAGCGCGCCCGACGACGCCGCGACGTTGGCGGAGCCCGCACCGTACATCGCGGCGGTGGCGCCCGTCGCGCCGACGAGGCCGAACTGCCCGGCCATGTCCGCGCCGCCCATCATCGTCGCGGTCATCTGGGCCTGCGACTGCCCGGCCATGCGCGCGTACACCGCGCGGTTGTTGACCGCGCCGGCCTGCGCGGCGAGGCCCTGGAAGCCGAGCGACCTCATCTGGCCGAGCGCCTGGACGGCGTGCTGGACGTCGGGGTCGCCCGTCAGCTGCGCGAGCATCTTGACCGTCTTGGAGATGTCCTTGACCTTCTGGACGATCTGGTCGGACGACTGGGCGCCGGTGAGCAGGCCCGCGCTCGCCGACGACTGCATGATCTTCATCGCGTCCTGGGTGTTGAACCCGGTGCGCTCGAAGTCGTAGTCGCGGGACAGGTGCCGGATGCCCGTCGCGACGTCGCGCCCGGCCTGCGCGGAGAGGCCCTGGCCCGTGGCCATGTTCATGCTCGGCCCCGACACCATGAACGGCGAGGTCATCTGCTGGATCTGGCGCCCGCGCGCGAAGTCGGCCGTGACCGGGTTGAAGATCATGCTCGAGACGGCGTTGCCGATCTGGCCGCCGAGCCAGCTGCCCGCCATCGTGCCGAGTGGGCCGAAGGCCGACCCGAGCGCGCCGCCGAGCATGGAGCCGCCGAAGCCGACTCCGGCGCTGCCGATCCCGACCGCCGCCCCCATGAACTGTGACTGGTGGTGCTGCTGGACCTGCAGGTGCTGCAGCGCGGGCGACATGAAGTGCGCGCCCGGCAGCGCCGGCGCGAGCGGGTTGAAGATCGACGGCATCGCCCGGGCGGCCGGCGCGAAGCCCCCGCCGCTGAAGCCGGCGACGCCGCCGCCCATGCCGCCATACCCGCCCATTCCGCCGCCCATGAATCCGCCGCCTCCGACGGGAGATGCGGGCGCGTACGCCCCCATCGCGCTGAGCGCGGGCGTCGGCGCCGACGGCGGCGGCGCGTAGCGCGTCGCCTGCGCCATCTGCAGCGACTGCGACATCATCGCCTGCTGGTGTTGCATGGCGGCGGCCGCAGCCTCCGACGGGTGCGGGACCTGCGGGGGCGGCGGGGGCGCCTGGAACGGCGCGGCCGCGCCGGCCATCGCCTGGGCCTGTCGCATCGGCAGCAGCCCGAGGTTGAACTGCATGGAGCTGAATCCGTCCATCATCTGGCGGATCGTCTCGTTGGACTGCTGATCGGCCACGGAGACTCGTATTGTAGTAGATCCGCCGAGTTACTTGTTAGGTTTGGGCTTTTGCGGCGCGTGGCCGGGGACCTTTGAGGCGGCCGCCTCTGCGGCCTTCGCCGCCGCGATCTTCCGGTCCGCGTACTGCCCCATCCGCTCGAGCTTCTTGATCGCGTCCTCGTCCTGCCGCCGCCGGGCGCGGACGCGCGCCTGTTCGGCCCGCCGGAAGGCGATCTTCCGCCTCAGGAGGTCGACGTCATAGGTCTCCTGGAACACCTCGGCCGCGTACTCGCCCACGATCGCGCCGAACGCCTTCTCGGCGTCGACGGTGAACACCCGCGCGATCATCTTGCCGATCGCGTCGAGGTGGGCCACGCGCTCCTGGCGCTCCCGGAAGACCATCTCGCGCATCACGCGGTCCTCGACGGACCCGTGGGGCGCCAGCTGCACGCCGCGCGAGAAGACGACCGCGCGCGCGTTGCCCCCCGGGGAACCTAGAAATTTTCGACGGAGCCCTCCTCGAGGGCGACCGAGACCCGGTTGTCGAACCTCCAGAGCTTGGCGAAGAGCAGGCGCATCGCCGGCTCCCCGAGCCCGTCGACGTAGGCGAGGCGCTCGACGAAGGCGTCCTCGACCTCCTTCGCGGAGGCCTTGCGCAGGTCCGCGACGTGCGGGAGCTTCGTGCCGCCGAACTGCTCGAGCGACGCGGCCAGCACGATCCGGCTCATCGCGTCGGAGTAGTGGGCGTCCACCGTCCAGCGCTGCGCCTCGAGCATCTCGTAGGCGCGCCGGGCGTCGCGGGCGCTGCGGGTGCGGAACCGAGCCCTGATCGTCTTGGTGACCGGGACGTCCTCGGCCCAGTAGCCCCGCAGCAGCACGGCGTCGACGATCTGCGCGGCCTGCTCGCGCGTCAGCTTGACGGCGGCGAGCTTCTCCTCGTAGGAGACCATCGGCTTGATGGCGGCCTCGTCCCTGGAGACCTCCGCGTCCAGCTGCGTCTCCGCGGCGACCAGCGCGTCCCGCGTGGCGCCGGTCGCGCCAGGCGCGCCGGCCGGCGCTGCGGCCTTCGGTCGCGGCGCGACGGGCTTCGAGAAGTCTCCGATGCTGACCTCGTCTGAACCTGGCATCGCTATTTGGTACAAGGATTCGCTGCCGAGAACAATGTTTACTGTTCCGACGCCCCTCCGGGGGTCTGCGCGATAACGCGCGCTCCTTATCGCGTTTCTTGGCGAGGTACGCTTCCCGGTCCGCGTTCAATGTCTTATCATGTTTATGGAACCAACATCCATGCTTACCAGCCAAATGCTCCTGTCCGACCCGGCGCTCGGATTGATCCGTGAGGTGAGGCCATCGCAATTGCAAATGGCCGCATCGATCGAACAAGTCCTCCGAGAAGGCGGCGCTTATTTCTGTGAAGGACCGGTCGGCTTGGGCAAGAGCCTTGCGTACCTCGTGCCTACGCTCTTGGCGAAGGGCCGTCGAGTCGTCGTCGCGACCGCGAAGCGTGCACTCCAAGATCAGATCATCAACAAGGACTTCCCAGCAGTACATGTCGTGATCAAAAACGTAACCGGACCGACCATTGCGACGCCCTTGAAGGGCCGTTCCAATTACGCATGCGCTGCAGCAGCTTTCTCGCTCCTCGAGAAGAGCGGCGAGAACGACGCCAGGTTTGAGACGTTCATCGGTCACTCGATGTACGGCGACCGAGCGGAGTACCCCGGCGCGCCGCCGCGCTGGTGGTCGCAGGCCACGGCCGAGGACTGCGTCGGCAAGCGCTGCGGCAACTACAACAACTGCGGCTACATCCGCCTCAAGCGCGCGGTTGCCGACTCTCGCCTCGTCGTGACCAACCACCACGTGCTCGGCGCCGAGATGTTCTTCGGCCACGGCAAGATGGTCGGCGGACCGTACGACGTGCTCGTCATCGACGAGGCCCACACGCTCGCGGCCGGCATCCGGTCCGCGTTCTCCCACAAGGTCGGCGACGACTCGATCAGCCAGCTGTGGGACGTGCTCAAGCGGACGGGCCGGGACTTCCCCGCGACGAAGAAGCTCCTCCGGCCGTGGGAGGGGATGTTCGAGGGCGTCACCGACCGCGGCTACGAGTCCAAGGCGCGCGATGCGCCCGTGTTCCCCGGCGGCCCCGCCGACGAGGTCATCGGGCTCCTCCGGGCGTCGCTGCTCGAGATCGCCAAGACCCTCGCGAGCTACCTGGTCGCCGACGAGCCCGACGAGCCCGACGAGGTCAGCGACGACATCTACGTCGGCGACGAGCCCGTCGAGGGGATCGAGGGCGGGCTCGACCGGGAGGCGCTGGCCGACGACTCGGCCCGCGAGCAGGCCCTGCTCACGCAGGCGCAGCGGCGCGTCGACTCCCTGCTCCGCGGCCTGCAGACCGCGCAGGGGATCGTGGACCCGGACCCGATCGAGACGGAGGGCGATCCGGACAGGGAGGCGATGCGCCGCGCGCGCATCCTGGCCAACACGGTCATCTACTCGACCAGCGACGACCGCGGCCGCTTCGCGATCCAGTGCGCGCCGGTCGGCGTCGGCGGCATCGCGGGCCGCTACCTCTCCACGGTCAAGACGGTGGTGGTGTGCAGCGCGACCCTCGCCGTCGAGGGCGGCTTCGACCACGTCACCAGCATGACCGGGATCGCGCCGGTCAAGGCCGAGGTCCTGCCGACGTCGTTCAACTACGACGCGCAGGGCTTCGTCTTCGTGCCCCGCGAGATGCCCGCGGTCAGCCGCTACGACGCCGAGGCCTACGCCGACTCGATGCGCCGGCGGGTCGCGCTGGCCGTCCGCCTCGTCGAGCTGTCCGACGGCGGCGCGTTCATCCTGACGACCGCGAACGACGAGCTGGACATGTTCGCGGCCGCGCTCAAGGAGCGCTTCCCGCGCCGCACGTTCGCGCAGGGCCACCGCAACAACCCGCACGACGGCGACCCGAACGCGGCGCTCGGCAAGTTCAAGGCGACGCGCGACGCGATCCTCGTCGGCTCCAAGTCGTTCTGGGAGGGCGTCGACGTGCCGGGCGGCGACCTGCGCCTGGTCATCATGGCGAAGCTGCCGTTCCCGCAGTTCAACGACCCGATCGTCAAGGCCCGCGAGCGGCTCGCCGGCAAGGCAGACGCGTTCCGCGACGTCCAGCTCGTCGACATGCTCATCGACCTGCGCCAGGGCGTGGGCCGGCTCATCCGCACGCGGGACGACCGCGGCTGCGTCGCCATCCTGGACTCCAGGGTCTGGGACAAGAGCTACGGCTCGCAGGTCCGACGCGCGCTGCCGTGGTCCAACGACCTGATCACGTCGAACTTCAAGGTGTGCGAGCAGTACCTCCCGCGGTTCACGGCGCACTTCAGGAAGGTCGCGAAGCTGGCGGCCGGACCGGCGTTTGTGCCATAAACCTCAAGCGACTAGAATTGTGTCCGCAATGCCCGACCCCGCATACGAGAACCTCCTCAGGGAGCTGCGCGAGACGCGCCGCCGCAAGAAGCTGACGCAGGCGCAGGTCGCCCGCGGCATCAAGCTGTCCCGCGCGCAGTACACGGCGATCGAGAAGGGACGCTCCATGCTGAACTGGGGCCACCTCCGGCGACTCGCCCGCTTCCTCAAGCGCAGCTGGGTGATCCGGGCGTGAGCGCGGGCCGCCCCAAGGGGATGCGCGTGGTCGTGTGCGACTGCGGCTGGCGCGTGACGGGACGCGGTCAGGGCGGGACGTGCGCGTCGTGCGGCGCGAAGGTCCGCTTCCCCAGGCAGCGCCCGCGGCCCAAGAAGAAGGCGAAGAAGCCATGAGGTACGTCATCGGCGTCGACGAGTCCGGGTGCGGAGCGCTCGTGGGTCCGCTCGTGGTGTGCGCGGTGGCGTTCCCCGAGGGGACCCCGCGCGTCACCGCGACGTGGAAGAGCATCGGCGGGGAGAAGGTGCTCCGGGCGGGCGACTCCAAGGGGGTCAGGAATCCCGCGCACCGCGAGGCCCTCGCCGACGCCATCCGGGCGGCCTGCTCCGTCGTCATCACGATCGAGCGCACGTCGGCGGAGATCGACCAGCGGCTCCTGGGCGGCGTCTTCCCGGAGGCCATCCAGCTCGCGGCGCTGCGGTGCCTGGAGCGCCTCAAGACGGCGGACCCCTCGGTCGTCGCGGATGACGTCCAGGTCCTGGTCGACGGCGACGTCCCGCGCCCCCAGCTGCCGTGTCACGTCCGGTGCGTTCCCGACGGCGACAAGGCGGACTGGCGGATCGGCTCGGCCTCGATCGTGGCCAAGGTCACCTACGACCAGCGCATCGACGCGCTCCACGCGGAGTACCCGCGCTGGGGCTTCGACCGCAGCCGGGGCTACCCGACGCGCGAGCACAAGGCGCTGCTGGCCGAGCGCGGGCCGCTGCCCATCCACCGCAAGACGTTCGCACCGGTCAGGGCCGTCATGCCGCGCGCGATCGGGATCGAGGAGTAGCATGTCGAGAAGTGAGCAACTCGAGGCGATGCGCAGCGCGTTCGTGGACGCCTTCTGGGATGCCATCCCGCCGCGAGAGGACGGGGACGCCGCCCAGCGGAAGTTCGTATTCGAAGAACTCGAGCACCACCTGCAAGCGCTGCTCGACAGGTTCATCGCGCGCGGGGAGCTGCGACTCGCGAGCCCCTACGCCGTGCAATCCGTGGCCGCGGCACTCGCCGGCTTGAAGTTCGTCGGAGAGCGCAGCCGCTGATGACTCTTGACGTCCTCAGGCAGCGCGTCCCCCACACGACCTGCGCCCGCTGCCGCAAGCCGTTCAGGGCCGGCGACCGCATGACGCCGGCGTACATCGTCAAGAACCCGAACACGCGCGACCCGGCGACCAAGCAGCTCTCGGCCGAGCTTGCCGCCGAGTTCGAGTTCGTCCACGCCTCGTGCGCCGACCCGGCGCTCGAGGGCGGGATCGTGATCGCGCCGTGACCGACGGCGGCCCCAAGAAGCCCGGCATCCTCGACCCGTGGCGCAAGGTCGAGCCGCTGCGCCAGGCGCCGCCGCGCCCGCAGCCGCCCAGCGACAAGATCGACATCCAAGACGTCGACAAGGACGCGGACCTGCGCATCCCCGGGCGGTACGTCATCCGCTCGCGGCACGCGTGCTTCGACGTCACGTCGCACCGCGTCGTCAACCCGGGCGACGCCGTGGGCGTGCTCGCGGCCTGCCTGATCGAGCTGAGCGCGGTGGCGCCAGTCGCGCGGGCGCTCGCGGGTGCCGGCATCGGCGTCCGCCACGGGGACTACGCCTGGAACGTGCCCGCTGATGACGACGAAGACGGCCAGCCGGCGTCCCAGCTGGCGGGCGGCGCCGCGCGGCTGTGGTTCTCGGAGAAGCCCCTGGCCGAGGGCATGCTGGTGCTCGCGCGCATCCTGCGCGAGCCCGCGGCCGCTCACGTGTTGCACAAGCACGGCGTGACCGTGATGATCGCCGTCTGAAGGGAGACCCATGGCAGACAAGCCTTGCAGCGAGTGCTCGAACTACGACCCGATCCTGAAGGGAAAGGGCAAGCAGGGGCAGCACGGCCGGTGCGCCGTCCGCTCGACGTACCCCGCCACCGAGCAGCGGGGGCAGGTGTTCCCCGCGGGCGTCAAGCGGGAGGCCCCCGGCGCGCTCGCGCGGCCCTTCATCGTGAAGGGCGCCGAGGTCCAGACCTCGTGCCACCTGTTCAAGATCAAGCCGGCGCCCAGGATCGCGGCGAAGCCCGTCCCGAAGCCGGCCGCGGCGCCGTCGATCCGGCGGAGGCGCTGATGGCGAAGCGAGAGAAGTTCGCCGAGAACGTCGCGATGTCCCCCGAGCAGAGGGCGAGGGCGGAGGCCTCGGCGGCCGCGCTCCGCCAGACCGAGGCCGCGCAGGAGGCCGAGGACCTGGTCCGCCTCCTGGCCGAGCGCTGGGAGGCCCGCGACCTGACGTTCGAGCAGCGCGTGTTCGTGCTGGCGCTGGTGACGATCAACTTCCGCGAGACCGCACCGGAGGACAATGGCGGCAAAGAAGCGTTCGACCAGGTCGCGCACGCGGCCCGCAAGTACTACGACGCCAACAAGTAGCGGCGTGGCCCGGGGCACGGTGCTCGACGGGTACGGCGTGCGACACGAGGCCGTGGGCTTGACGAGCGCCCAGCGTAAGTACGCTCTCCGGTCGAAAACGTACACGACCTGCGGTCGCTACTTCGACGCGCGAGTCAACGAGGACGAGACCCTCCCGGTCACTTGCATCCAGTGCATCACGCGCTACGCGCTCGGAGGCGTGGACGACATCCTCCGCGGCGTGACCGAGGACATGACGATGATCGACGAGGCGCAGGGCGACGGCGACTGAGCGCTACCTCGACTCGCCGCGACGCAGGTAGCGCTCGAGCTGCTCGGCGGCCCTGGCCCGCAGCACCTCCAGCGAGGCGTCGTTGCGGATCACGGCGTCGAACTCGGTGTCCGGGATCGTCTCCATCTCGGTCTCCGAAGCGTGGCCCGCGAGGCCCGTCGACTGGTGATCGGTCTCGGGGCGCCGAATCCGCCAAACCACGCCGCCGTGCTTCTCGATGGCGGCCTTCTCCGACTTGAAGCGGCAGTCGGTGATGGCGACGAAGCGCCTGGGCGACGTCTTCGCCTCCAGCGCCGCGGCGGCGCGCTTGAGCGCGTGCCGCACCCACACGTTCTCGTCGACGAAGCGCCCGCCCTCGGTGCCGACGAACTGGCAGATCTCCCGCCACTCCCAGTGCGTCTGGAACGACTTGGGCTCGCCGAGGGCCGTGCACTTGCGGCAGAGCACCTGCGTATCCGCGACGCGCTCGCACTGGATGGACTGGCAGGCCGGGCACTTCAGGAGCGGGAACGGCGACTTCCGGCGCTTGCCCTCGTCGGTGTAGACGTCGTCGCGCGTCGCGCCGTACAAGTCGATCACGACTTCCTTCAGCTTGTCGGCAAAGGCGAGCGTCGCGCCGCGCGGGTCGTGCTCGACGAGCATCGAGCCGATCGTGTTCTTCCCGCTACGCATTCTTCCACACAATCCTATGACGTTCATTTGTACCTCCGCTTTGGGGTCGTAGCTGCCTGTACAGGGTCCCAACCTTGTCTTAAACGCTGGCCAACAAGTTCGGTATTGGAGCCCAACGACAATGACCACTCTGTTGCAGTTTTAATTTGTCCGTTGACGGCAACTAAAACATTGCAACGTCGATTTCGTTGCTGTTCTCGACAGGTCTGCCATTCGACGTTACCTGGTTCGTAGTCACCGTCGTTATCGACTCGACCAATTGAATGGTCGACACTAGGACGACGCCCTACATCTTCCAAGAACCGAAGAAATCCGTCAGGTCCCGTCCAACGCGCGCAAACCGTGATGCCTCGACCTCCATAGTCCTTGTACATTTTGCAGCTCGGGTTGTGACACCGTTGAAGCAAGGCTTCATGTGCCTTGTACTCAGGCGAGTATGCACCTCCAGCCGCCTCTCCGTGCTTTCGACTACTTTGCCTGGCTGCGCAACTGCGACAACACCTACTCTTGCCTCGGCGCAAGACTGTACCGGGAAGCGTTTTCTCTTCGCCACAAGCGCAACGAACAATCCACCGTTGTTCGTTATTAACGACGGGACCGCGTCCAATAACGGTCCATTTATCAAACACACTACCTATAGGCACATCAACGATCGGGCGCCCTATCACGGCATCTCCATATCGTCGGTGTACGCGATCCGCGCGGGCCAGTACGGCTGGGCGGGAACCTTCATCGAGAAGTCGTCGTCGTAGAGGTCCACGTGACCCCTCACGAGGGCCAGGTGCTCCTCGTCGATGCGCCAGGTCGGCTGCGCCGCGCCGGCCCAGAAGGCGTCGTACGCCGCGCGACCGCAGGCGGGGCCGTCGAACACGATCGCGCGGACCTGCGGGTTCGCGAGCAGGTCGCGCACGACGTCGCGCAGGATCTTGCTCGAGTCGGGCGCGATCGCGCAGGCCCTGTCGCGCCAGCGCTGGACCCGGTCCAGCGCGCGCTCGCGGAGCGGGCACGACACCACCAAGATCTGACCGCGGGGGGCGAGGGTCGCGTAGTCGACCTTCGATACGGGCTTCCACACTCCGCACGTTTATCCCACGAGCATCACAGAGAAGGCAACCATGGCCAAGATCTCCCTCAACATCGACAAGAACTACGCCTCCGACTGGGGCGTATACGCCGGGGTCCGCGAGCTGCTGTCCAACGCCAAGGACGCGGACGACGACGGCCACGCGATGACCGTCGAGCACTTCCCGAAGACCGCGCGGCTCGAGGTCACCACCGCGGGCATCTACGTCGACCCCGCCAAGCTGCTCATCCTGGGCAAGACGGACAAGGCCGCGGGCGGCCACCGGGGCCGCTTCGGCGAGGGATTTTGCATCGGGGTCCTGGCCCTCGTGCGCGCGGGCCTCGACGTCAGCTTCCGCAACGGCGACCTGTCCTGGAGCGTATCATTCGAGGAGCCCGACGGCGATCACCCGCTCGCCGGGAACCAGCTCATGACCTTCCGCTCCCGCAAGCTCGCGGCGCGGGAGGCCGACTTCATGGTCACGGTCGAGAACCTCCCGACCGAGGCCTGGGACGTCCTGCGGACGAAGTTCCTGTTCATCGACGAGCCGCGCGCCGTCGATACCCTCAAGCTCGACACGGGGCGGCTCCTGCTCGCCGGAGACCGGCGCGGCCAGGTGTTCTCGCGCGGCGTCTTCGTGCGCGAGTTCGAGGAGCTGGCGTGCGGCTACGACCTCGAGGACCTGCCGCTCGACCGCGACCGCCGCTTCGTGGACGAGTTCAGCCTGCACTGGAAGCTCGCCGCGATGTGGCAGGACGCCTGCCGCCGCGCGCCGGACCTCGCCGCGCCGCGGGTCTACGACATGGCCAAGGCCAACGCGCCCGAGGCCAAGGCGTTCAAGTGGCACAGCGACGAGAGGCTGCTCAAGGACGTGCGAGAGCGGTACGAGGCCGAGCACGGCGCCGACGCGGTCCCGGTCTCAACGATGCGGGAGGCTAGGGACGTCGAGGGCGTCGGCGGCAAGCCGACGGTGGTCAGCGAGGTCCTGAGGGAGCTGCTCGAGAAGGGCGGCCTGTCCGCCGAGTCCGCCAAGAAGCGGCTCGAGGGGCAGGTCGACGCCCGGCACGCGCCGGGCGACCTGACGGAGGCGGAGCGCGCCGTCGCCGACCGGCTGATGGGCGTCGTTCCCGACTTCGTCGTGGTCACGTTCAGGGGCGACAAGCTCGCGTGCCGCCTCGTCGACGGCGACGCGATCGTCGGCGTCGACCGCCGCATGCTGGGGGGCGCCTACGGGGACCTCCTTAGGCAGGCCGTCGCCGCGGAGGCTCGCCGGCGCAAGGTCGAGCCGGTCGACGTCCTGCTCGCGCACCTGTCCGGCGAGGTACCATCGCGAGATGTCCCGCCGGCGCCCTGAGCCGTCGTGCTCGCGGTGCGGGAACGAGGCCGACCTCTGGATCTACCGCGACGGCCGCACCTACTGCGCGGCGTGCCTGGCGTGCCCGCACGGCAGCGGCGGGACGGACTTCGTCTGCCTGACCTGCCTGCGGCGGCTCCACACGGTGGTGACGGCCGACGGCCCGCGCATTCGCGACGTCGAGGTCTACGCGATCTGCGCGCGCGACGAGTACGGCGCCTATCCGCACACCCTGCGCGTGTGGACCTTCGACGAGGAGGAGCAGCTGCACCAGCTCGCCGTGATGGTGTCGACCGGACCTCCGCTCGAGGTCACCGCGGCGCCGCCGCATCACCGCCTCGGGCGTCTTGAACGTCCTGGGCGCCCCGGGCGGTGATCGTGTGGAGGCCGCGGCGCACGGTCCAGTCGTCCTCGTCCGTGTCCGCGTGGAGGGCGATGTCCGGGAACCGCCCGCGGAACCACTCGGCCATCTTGAGCATCTTCTTGCGGAGGGTCGGGTGAACTGTCTTGCTCGTCCGAAGCTCGAGCACGTAGAGCAGGGCCGGCAGGGCGTACGTCAGCTGGCACTGCACGCGGAACCCGATCGGCACGTAGTACTGCCGGAGCACCTGGTTGTCCGTGACGGCCTCGAGCTGCGACTTCAGGCCGTAGACCAGCTCCGTCGCCGCCGCGCGGAGACCGTCGTCGAGCTGCTCCAGGTACCACGACTCGAACCCGTGATCCGTCGTCAGCAGCGGCATCCGGCACACGCCGTTGCGCTGGCGCTGGATGTCCCTGAACGAGCCGAAGTCGAGCATGAAGGCGAACTTGAGCTGCCCGAAGTCGGTCATCCAGTGCGGCAGCACGCACCCGCGCGGGCGGGTCGCGAGCACGCGCCCCCACGCGGCCACGTCGAGCGACAGCGTCCCCGAGGCGTGGAGGTCGAGGTACGTGGGGGGCCGTTCCAGCTCGCGCGGGTACGCGAAGGCCTCCGCCGTCGAGGCCTCCCACGCGGCGCGCTCGGCGGCCCCGTCGCCCGCCGCGACGCCGCTCACGCCGGCGCTGCTCTTGCCGAACCCGCTCGACGCGTAGCACTGGGCGAGCGCGCTCTCCAGCGCGACGGCGACGCCGGCGACCTCGCCCGACGGGTGCCGCGCGAGCCGCTGCAGGTGGTCTCCCGCCTGGCGCAGGTTGGTGTGCCAGCTCAGCTGCGTCGAGACGCCCGCCGGCAGGAAGCCGCGCATGACGTCGAACGCGCGAGCGGCGACCGCCTTCTGGTACGTCGCCTCGTTCTCACCCTCGCGCCTCGGGTGCCGCTCCGCCACGAGCGCGCGTACGTGCGCCTGGCTGGAGCCGTAGAAGTCCATCAGCGACTCGACGAGCGCGCGGGACTGCGCGCTTCCGATGGGGTCGATCACGCGCCGCTTCGACATGTCGAGGTAGCGCGTGGAGGTCTCCTGCCCGCAGTAGAGCGGATTGTCCTGGACCGCCTTCGCGGTGAGCAGGCTGACGTCCTCCACGAACATCGTGGTGGACCCGCAGTCCCCGATGCTCTTGTGACCGTAGCCGACGTAGTGTCCGGCCATGAACTTGCCGCTGCCCTGGGCCCTCACCTTCTCCAGGTGCGCGACGACGCTGTCGCCGCTGCGGGAGTACAGGGCCTGCAGCATGGCCGCGTCCTCCGGGTGCATGCCGTCCACCGCGAACAGCTTCGCCCCCGTGGCCGTGGTCCTCTCCTCTACCGCGATCTCAGGCGACTTGGTCATGTTTACGGTATAAGCCTCCAGCGAAGGGAACACAATGCCAGGGGATGATGTAGAGCGGGCGATCTTCGAGTCGAGGTACTCGTCCGCAGAAGATGACGTCGAGGAGGTCGTGGCGCGGGTGCTCGAAGTACCGCGCGAGCTGATCGTCCGCGTGAAGGCCGCGTTCGAGCTGATCGAGGACGCGCGCCTGGTGCTGAACCCGGCCTGCGCCCAGGAGCTGCCGGAGGAGCTGCGGGTCGCGTACTCGTCCGCCCTGCGCCGGGGCGTCATGCGGATGAGGACGCGGCGCGCCATCCGAGACGGCGAGAACATGTACGCTCCCGTGAAGAAGTTGGTGAAGACCCCAGAGCAGGTCTGCCGCGGGTGCCCGCACTCCATCCGGTGCGTCGCCGAGCGGCTGGCGCTCCCCGACGAGTGCTTCAAGCACGGGCCCGTCGTGAGCATCCGCGATGACCTCGGAGGGCCGGGCGGCCGTCAACTGATGCGCGTCGCGAACGCGAAGGTCTCCGTCAGCCCGATCCAGATCCGCGGCGACGCGGTCGCCGTCGAGTGCGCCCACCCCTCGGGCAGGTACGTGCTCGACGTCGGGGACCTGGCCCCGTGAGGCCGCCGGGCTTGCCCATCCTGGAGGCCCTCAGGATGTCGGCCGACGCGGTCCAGCAGGCGGTCGTCGACTGCGGCACCTGCCCGGTGAACATCGGGTGCCTGTGCGCGAGCGGCGTCGACGGCTGGAAATTCAAGTGCTGCGGCACGACGACGGTTCCGGTCGCGGACCTGCGCGACGCCCCGAGCGACGCCCCGATCATGCTGATCGTGGACTGCGCGAGGAACCGATTCGAGAGCCACCGCGAGTGCGAAACCTTGTCGTGCTCGCTGTGCTCGGGGGGCGCCCTCGAGACCGAGCTGCGCGGCTGGACACCCGAGGCCCGGTGGCTGCCGACGGTCCACGCCGCGCGCCCGCTCGGCGCCAGGCTCGCCGCGTGGCGCGACGCCCTCCCCGACATCCGCGCCCGCATTGCGCTCGACGCCCGGATCAGGGAACGTGGGATGGTGAAGCCATGACCTACGCCGAGTGGTACCTAGAGGGCCTCTACGCCCAGCTGGAGCTGGGCGGCGCGGAGGCCGACGTCGACCGCCTCGTGAACGAGATCAACAGGCCGACCGTCGACGGGCTCGCGTGGTTCCTGCGCATCCGCAGGCACGCGTCACCCGAGCACGGCTTCATCGGCCTGATCAGCGACTGCAGTCAGTGCGGTTCCGACTTCTCGATCCCCGACCCGACACCCCAGCTGGACCAGGAGGTCCTGTGCCCGAAGTGCATGACGCAGGCGATCAACCGAGACCCCGCGTGAAGACCAAGAACAACGTCCTGCCGTTCCCCTCCCTTCAGCTGATGCCGCGCGACCCGCCGCCGCGCCGGTACACCGTCATGCACGGCGTCCTGGCGCTCGCCCTCTTCGGGGCCGCCTTCGTTCTGGCCGCGCTCGCCGTGTGCGTGCTGGTGCCCTGACGTGCCGGGGCTCCAGGTCAAGATCCACGTCTCGCCGCGCGCGGCCATCCTGGCCGGGAAGACCCGCGTGGGCCCGCAGTCCCTCGACGTGACGGAGGCGGACCTCGGCGCGCTGACGGCGAGCCTGCGCCTCGAGCTGGCGCTGCTCTACGAGTCGGGCGAGGTCCTGGGCCTGGACGCGAGCGAGCCGCCCGTCGGCGAGCCGACGCTGGCCGCGATCCTGCCCGCCCTCGAGCTGCGCGCGGCGCGGCGAGCGAGGCGCGAGGAGGCCGCCCGGGCTGCCGCCGCGGACCGCGCGGAGGCCGAGGCCGCGGTCGCGCGCGCGGTCACCGAGAGGGGCAACGCGCGGTCGCGGGCGCTGCGCGCGTGGGTGGAGAAGAACGGCGACGAGGAGATGCGGGCCCGCATGTCCGAGGGCTATCTCCGCGACGAGGAGATCCTCGAGGACATCTGCGCCGAGATGCTGGAGCTGCCGGGCTACGGCCCGTACGACATGCTCCACCGCGGCCACGCGTGCGACTGCGCGTGCGCGGGCGACGTGAAGTTCACCGAGTGCGCGCCGCAGAACCTCGACGCGCGGCAGTACTCGCGCCTGCGGACCGCGCGCGAGGAGGCGCCCGAGGGCGCGAAGGTGACGGTGCACGAGCACAGGGCCGCGTGCCCAAGCTGCAAGTGCGTACCCATCGCGCGCCTCGAGGTGCGGCTGACGATGGAGTGGCACGGGTTCGAGCTGGTGCGGCAGTACGCGTTAATCTAGGAGGAGCATGGCGAAGCGACCGTGGACGGTCGTCGCGGCCTACGACGAGGACGGCGAGCCGTTCTACGCCGTGGTCGAGGCGAGCGACAAGACGGAGGCCCTGGCGCGCGCGAAGCGGCAGGCCGACACCATCATCATCGGGATCCAGGTGTTCGAGGGCAAGCACAAGCCCGTCAGCCTGGACGGTCTGGACGACATCACGCCCATCCGGGGCAAGGGACACGAGGTCGAAGTGACGATCGTGCGCGTCGCGAAGCGGAGGGTTCACATCCCGTCGCGCTGCCCGAAGTGCAAGCGGGACCTGTCGCGCGCTCGCGCGCTCGTCGAGACGTTCCTGACCGAGGGCACGTGGGCGGTGCACCTGGCGCACGACGGGCGCACGCTCGAGCACGACCGCGACGGCGGCCGGCGCGGGGTCGTCGGCGACGCGAAGGCTGAGTACGCCCTGGTGCGGCTGACGTGCAGCGGGTGCGGCAGGGCCATCTGGGAGGGCAAGCATGTCGAGCAATAAGGTCATGGACCAAGAGCGCGAGGCGGCAGAAGAAGCCGTAGGTTGGGGTCTGACCGCGGAGGACGTCGAGGCGCGCCTCGAGACCTACGCGGGCGAGCGAACCGAAGACCTGCGGAACCGCCTGGACAGCGCCGTCGAGATCTTCGACGCGAACGGTCACCGCGGCATTGAGCTGGCGGACGAGATCGACGGGCTGCGCATCGTCATCGCGGTGCGGGACGTGCGGGAGGCGCCGTGACGCGCACCAAGCTGCAGGTCATCCGCGACGCGACGCCGGTCGTCGAGCCCGACGAGGCGCCGGACGTCCTGTTCCTGTCGAAGAACGACAAGACGGGCCTATCGATCAACGCGAGCATCGCCCGCTCGTGCCGGCCGACGCCCGCGTGCAGCGTCTACTGCTACGGCCTCGACGGCCGCATCGCGATGCCCGCGGCGCTCCGGCGCCAGGCCGAGAACTCCGCGGTGTTCAGCTTGGACGAGGGCGACTGGGGGACGCTGGCCGACGAGGCCACGGACGTCTGCCACGTCGTCGCGAGGCAGCAGGACTTCCTGCGCATGTTCGGCGTCGGCGACCTGCAGCCCGGCAGCGTCTACTTCATCAACCAGCTGTCGCTGTACGCCAAGCACGCCAAGCCGAAGTTCCGGATCTGGGTGTCGACGCGCAAGTTCGACCTGGCCGCCAACCTGACCGACAACGCGAACCTGCACGTCATGCTCAGCTTCGACTCGAGCACGCCGGCGAAGTGGCGCGCGGCGGGGCTGGCGCTGCTCGCCGAGCGCCGGCCGCAGTTCTTCGCGGCGTGGGTCCGGCAGGAGCGCGGCGAGCGCGTCCCGGCGTGGGTCGACGTCGTGTTCGAGCTGCACCGGCACGGGCACGGCAGGGCGAACAGGCCGCCGCACCGGCGGGCGTGCCCGGCGACGATCCACAAGGACCACGAGGGCAGCCAGCCCCTCGAGGGCGCCTGCGCCCGCTGCCGGTTCTGCTTCTCGGTGAAGCGGAGGGAGGGAACGCCGTGAAGAAGGAGAAGATGCTCGAGGAGGTCCAGGCCGAGGCCCGCGCCGTCACGTGGCCGAGCCAAACCGACCACGACGCGTTCGTCACGATGTCGCGCCGCGCGCGCGACGGCATCATGGTTAACCTCACGGGCCTGGCGCACCTGCAGCTCCGCGAGTTCCAGGAGTCGTGGCAGTACCGCGCGAACATCTGCTTGTGCGATAAACATCGCATGCACGCAAATGAGTATCAGGCCCTAGCAGCCGTCACCGAGCACACGCCCGACTTCGTCCGCCTCGGGCAGGGCCCCGAGCACGATCGCAAGATCGCGCAGCTCCTCCACGCCGCGCTGGGCATGATGTCGGAGGCCGGCGAGTTCGCAGACGCGCTGAAGAAGCACATCATGTACGGCAAGGCCCTCGACGAGGTGAACCTCATGGAGGAAGTCTCAGACTGCCTGTGGTACGAGGCGCTCGCGCTGCGCGCCACGAAGCACACGCTGGAGGACTGCATGGAGAAGAACATCGCGAAGCTCAAGGCCCGCTACGGCGACAAGTTCACCCAGCACGCGGCGGTGAACCGCGACCTCGACAAGGAGCGCCGTGTCCTCGAAGGAAAGTGACCTCGAGCGCGAGAATCGGAGCCTGCGAGCCGCCCTCTGGGCCGTCATCGACCTGTTCGAGGGCGCCGTCGCCAACTTCGAGTCGAGGGGCAAGGGCGGCCAGCACGTGCCCTACCACGGCGACTTCGCCAGCATGCCGCCCAGCGCAGCTCATCAGATGCAGCGCTGGTCGCGCGACCTGCGCTGCGCGCTCAAGGGCGAGTGGCCGATGACGCGCGAGGAGTGGATGGCGCGGTGGCCCAACACCGACCCCGCGGAGATCGACTACATGTACCGGAACCGCGAGCCGTGACCCGGGTCATGAAGATCGAGGTCGACGGCGAGCCGCTCGTCGTCAAGCTCGCGGGAGACGCCGTCACCGTGACGCGCGTCATCGGGCGGGACCGGAAGAAGCAGGTCGACATCCTCTGGGAGGAGCCGACCGTCGACCGGCCGTCCGCGGCCGCGCTGCTGACCGCGCTCAAGCGGGTGGCCGCGCGGCAGACCGCGCGCTGCACGTGCGACTACGCCTACGGCCACTCCGACCACGCCGAGCACTGCAAGAGCATCCACGTCGCGCAGGAGTACGTCGACAGTGACGACTGAGCGGAGGTCGAATGCGAGCATCATCATCGCGGCGCTACTCGCCGCGGCGGCCCTGGGCCAATGCCTAGGCGGCGAGGACAGGCCGCACCGCCCGACGGACGCGTGCGGGGGTTCGGGGAGCCACCCCGTGACGATTGGTTTCACGATGGTCGTGGGCTGCCGGTAGTCGGCGACGTCGTCCACGTCCACACCGGCAGCCTGGCGAGGTACTGGTGGCACGTGCGCGTCGTCCGCGCCTACATCTGCAAGTACGGTCCGCGGTTCGAAGCGATCCGCCTCGGCGAGGAGGGGCGCACGCCGTGGGCCTTCGGTCGAACGGTCCTGCGGCCGACCGTCATGACGGCCGACGGTCCCCGCTGCGTCGACTGCGGGAGGCTGTAGTCACAACCAACAGGAGCAACATGAAGGTCACCGAAGTCACATACGAGATGAAGCGAGTCACCGCGCAGTACGAGAACGACACCGCGACGGTCACCGTCAGCGTGGAGGAAGGCGACAGTCCGCTCCTCGCGCTGCAGCGGGCTCGCGAGGTCTGCGAGGAGGGCCTGACGGCCGGGCGCGACTTTGTGCTGAAGTCGAAGCTCAGCGCGAAGATGGCGACGCCGGAGGGCCGGGCGCAGCTCGAGGCGTTTTTGCGATGCCGCTGAGCCCGATCGAGCGGGAGCGACTCGACGTCGCCGAGGTGGCGCTGAACCGCCTGACCGCCCTCTACAAGGCGAAGCTGCGCCGGGGCAGGGACCTCGAGCGGCTGCGTCACTTCGAGCAGGCGTGCAACCTGCTCGCGATGGCGAGGCTCACGTGAGCAAGCTCGTTGCTAGGCTGCTCTTCGTCGGCGAGTGCCGCTCGCTCACCGCGCAGCGCCGGGGCTGGACCTGGGAGGACGGCCGCCTCGCCGCCAAGCCGCTGTTCGAGGCGCTGCGCTCCATGCGCGTCGATCCGGCGAAGCACGAGTTCATGAACCTGTGGACCGACGACCGCAAGATCTCGCCCAAGACGGTCGTCTACATCCACCAGCAGCGGGCGCGCGGGCGCACCGTCGTCGCGCGGGGTCAGCGCGTGTCGCGCGAGATGGCGCGGCAGGGCCTGGACCACGTCGCGCTCGTGCACCCCGCGGCGCGCGGAAAGATCCGCAAGTCGGCGAGGTACCGCGCCCACGTGCGGCAGGTGCTCGGGCCGGTTATCGCGCCGCAGAAGCTCGCGCGCATCACGAACGTCTCCGACGTACCCGGCGAGCAATGGGTCGAGAAGTACGAGCTGCGGGACAAGCGCGGGCGGTGGAAGCGCCTCAAGAGCATCCCGGGCAACGGCCAGTACGCCCCGGGGTGCGAAGAGGTCGCGAGGTGGCTGCGCCGGATGGGCGTGACGCACGTCGAGATGGTGGACGCCTACGAGGACCCTGTCGTCGTGAAGAAGGGCGTCCACGCGATCGACGCGTTCGTGCGGCTGGCGCACCGGGTCGACGAGGCATCGGAGGACATGTGAGCGAAGAACCTGAGCTTTACCGCGTCGAGCCCGCCTGCCCGCGACCCTGCGTCCACTGCCCGTGGCGCCTCGCGAACCAGGGCTCCAGGCCCGACCCGCACAAGTTCTACACGCCCGGCAACCTCGCGCGCCTGTGGAAGGGCCTGCGCGCCGGCGCGAGGATGTCCTGCCACCCGACGGACCCGCGCATGGCGGAGTTCGAGGGCTACGAGGCACTCGCCGATCGCGCGGTCACCAACGAGTGCGCGGGCGCGCTCGTGATCGTGCAGCGCGAGTGGATGGTCTTCCAGGGCATGTGCGAGGCCGACCCTGGGGGCAAGAAGACCCTGCAGCAGTACCGGCGGGCGCGGCCCAACGGCCTCCTGCGCGAGGGGCTCATCGCGCTCATGGAGCGCGCGATGTTCGGCGGCACCGCCCTCAACCCCGTGGCGATGGCGAGACCAGACCTCGGCGACGCCGAGGTCGGCTACGCGGCGGTCAACAGGCAGCCGCGCTAGTGCGCGTCGCCGTCCGCCGGCACGACCGCGTCGTGCACTCCATCAGGTGCGACGTGAACACGTGGGGTAACGATCGCGAGCCGCCCACGAGCCGCGCGGGCCCGAAAGTTGCCTGGTGCGGGCTGCGCATGAAAGTGAACGCGGGCAACCGCAACGTGCTGACGAATGAACCCGTCAACTGCATCCTGTGCATCACCGAGGAGCTGAGGCATGAGCGATAGCGAGCAGGAATTGCGTGACATCTACACCGAGGTCTTCGCGCACCGCATCCGGTCGGTGCTGGACAGCCTGCGCGTCCAGGGCTGGGAGTTCCCGACCCGGGCCGACGTCGGCGTCTCGATCCTGAGCAACCGGACCCCGGCCACGCTGGTCGCGGTCCGCATGGACGACGTCAGGGTGACCGCGCGCGTGCGCGCGAACCCGGACGACCTCTCCGGGGACGTGGCCGAGGCGGCCGAGGCCGTCGCGGTGGCGTGGCTGGCGGAGCACGCGACGGGGAGGACGGTGCCACCGCGGATGCGCCGCGGTGCCGCGGCGTAAGCGCTGCCGTAACGACGAGCACGTCTGGCGCCCGATCCGCGGCGGCAGGTTCGAGCGCTGCGCGAACTGCGGCGACGTGTTCCCGTGCCGCCACGCGTGCTCGCATCGCGACTGCAAGTGGGTAAGGCGGGAGGGGGATGGTGTGGACGAACCATGGGAGGGTCTGATGCAATGGAAGTGATGAACCGCCAGCCTCCGCGCCACTACGCGAAGATCCGGCCGCGAGAGCCGCGACCCGGCGACCCGGTGTCGCCGCGCGAGGTGGAGTGCCTGGACCTGCTCCTGGAGGGCCTGTCGAACAAGCTGATCGCCGCCAAGCTCGGGATCAGCGAGCACACGGCGAAGTACTACATCCACCAGGGCCTCGCGAAGCTGGGAGCCCCCGGGAGCCGCGTGCGCGGCGCGGTGCTGTGGGAGAGGCGGCGGTGTGCCGCAGTCGCTGATCACGCGTAGGCCCGTCGGGATCAGCTGCGGCAAGTGCCGGGGCGTCATGGCCCGCGTGACGCTCTCGCGCCTGGAGGAAGGACTCGGACATGAGGGATTCGAATGTACGGCGTGCGGGCGGCGCGTCAAGCGCGTCCCGCCTGACGCTCGGTGAGGTCCACCGGCTCGCCGTAGACTGGTGCCCGCTCGCCGCGCGCGAGCCGCGGTTCCTCGCGGACGTCGAGGGCTGGGGGCCCGCGCACGAGATCGGGCACGCGCTGTTCGAGCCGCGCGACCGCCGAAGCTCGCCGAAGTACGACAGCTGCGCGCTGGCCTACTGCGAGTGCGAGCGCGAGCACTGCAACGTCGCCGAGGTCGCCGCGATGACGGTCTCGGCGGCGCTGCTGCGCGCGTGCGGGCGCCCCGACCTGATCGAGCGCGAGATCAAGAACACCGTCGACTACGACCTGCTCGAGCCGCGCCATTTCGCCGCGGCGAGGGCCGCGATGAGGAGGAAGAAGCTGTGGCCCATACCGAGAACAAGAAGAAGCCTCGAGGCCGCGCTGCGGCGAAGGCTGGGGAGGCCCCGCGGGGGAGCGCTGCCGCCCCCGCCGCCTCCGAAGTACGCCGACCCGGACCTGGCGCTCCTGGACGAGGTGATGAGCGGGCGGCTGTGACGCCGACCTGCAACCAGTGCCCGTTCAGGCGCAGGTCCATGGCGGGCTGGCTGGGCTCGGGCTCGCCCGAGAGCTTCATCGACTGCATCAACCGGGACGAGCTGCTGCCCTGCCACCCCACGATCGACTACGACGACCCGGACTGGAAGGCGAACTGGCTCGCCGGCGGCTCGGGCGAGGCGTGCCGGGGCGCGCTGATCCTGGCGGCGAACATGGGGAAGGCGCCGCGCGACCGCGACCACCCGCGCGCGAAGCCCGACAAGAAGGCGGTGTTCGCCAACTCGATGGAGTTCGTGAGCCACCACCGCGAGGCGATGACCCAGTCGTGGGACGACCGCGACCAGAGCGACGAGGCGAAGTGGCTGGCGCACGTGTTCGCGCGGGCCGCGACGGCGGCGGGGGAGCCGTTCAAGGAACCCAAGAAGCGCGGGACGCGGTGACGCGGTGACGCGGTGACGTCGTATGCTCGCGGCCAACTAGAACGGAGGTCCTGATGCTGGAGTGGCTCCTGAAGAAGATCGTCATGCGACTGCCGCATCGAACGATCACCAACGCGCGCGGGGACAAGTACTTGACGCGCTGGTACTTGTATCCGCGCGGGCCCCGGACGAAGAACAACACGGGTGACGACGGGGTGACGCCCGACGCGCGGTTCGCGGTCTTCATCCACTTCTTCCACCGATCGGACGAAGACCGCGACACTCACTCACACCCGTGGGCGAAGAGCTGGGCGCTGATCCTCAAGGGCGGCTACGTCGAGGAGCGCGTCGTCGGCGTGTACGCCGACGACGACGGCGCGAGGCACGTCGTGCGCGAGCACCAGACGTTCCGCGCGGGCAGCGTCAACACGATCACGAGCGACACGTACCACCGCGTGGACTTGCTCTACCCGGACCGGGGCTCGTGGAGCCTCTTCATCGCGGGACGCAACGTTGGCGGCTGGGGCTTCCTCGACGAGGAGAAGGGTCGTCACGTGCCGTGGCGCGAGTACCTGGGCGGCGACAACACGGTGACCTCGTGACCGACCTGGCGAAGCTCCAGGCGCACGCCCGCGCCGAGCTGGAGAGGCTGCGCCCCGCCGAGGGAACGCCCGCGCTCTCCGAGACCCCAACGCCGTACGCGGTGCTCTGTCGCGGGCACGGCCGGCAGTTCCTGACCGACGACGAGTACGGCCGGCAGCTGTGCCGGCCGGACGACCGCTGGACCTGCCCGCGCTGCAGGTCGGTCTCGAACTTCGACGACGACAACTACGAGGCGGCGCTCGACGCGTCGCCGGAAGGAGGCTGACATGCTGCGACTCAGGGACATCCAGCCCGGGGACTGCTGGCGCTTCGCGCTCGACGATATGAGCGCCCCCGACCACAAGCCGACGCTGACGTTCAAATACGAGGAAGCCAGCCCGCCGAAACCCGAGGGCTGGGACACGTGGGGCTGGGAGAAGAGCGACAAGAGCGAATACATGAAGACCCACGGCGATAGGCCGATCGAGCTGCTCGAGCACTGCTCGACGCACCCCGAGGCGACGCCGCTCAACCTGCGTCGCCGCGACCTCAGGCCCGGGGACTGCTTCCAGTACATCGAGGCGGAGGGCCCGAGCCACTCATTGATCATCGACGGCCTCGACGTCCGCCTCAGCGGCACGCCCGCGGGGTGGTCCGTGAGCAGCGCGCGCTCGTCCGAAACCCGGATGGACGACCCCGTACGGCGGATCCCGCGGTGGGACGACGCGAAGCCGACGCTGACGCCCGTGGTCGTCGACCCGCGCGTGCTCCACGACCTCGGCGACGGCACCGGGATCGTCCGGGTCGCCGACGTGGGCCCTGACCAGGAGCGCAGCGACGCGTACGACGCGCTCGTGGGGGCCATCGACAGGCTGAACGACGGCTTCTATATCGGCCGCATCGGCAGGCGCCGGGGCGTGTGCGGAATCCCGAACGCGTATGCCCGCGTGAGGATCGCCGAGCTGCCGCGGCGCGCCGCCGGGCCCGCCGCGCCCGCCGCCCCCGTCGTCCTGCCGTGCGTCGACCCGCTCAAGAGCCTGCGCGACGCGATCTTCGTCCGCGAGGTCGCGACGATCGACGGCATCCGGGGCGGCGAGTGCCTGACGCGCTTCGAGCGGGCGCAGCAGACCGAGTCCGTCGCCTGGACGGGCAGCGCCCACGTCAGCACCAACGCGGAGTGCGGGTTGACGCCCCGGCAGGTCGAGGCGGCGCGGGACCTGTGGAGCTACAAGCTCCGGCTGCTCACCGCAGAGGCGCAGCAGCGGGTGTTGGACAACACCCGCCGCAACGTCTGCGACGACCCCGACGAGATGCCGAACATGGTCTACGTGGCTGACGCCACGACCCCGTGACGCTCGGCGAGGTCCTCGCCTCCCTCAAGGAGCCGCCCGAGATCGGCAGCCACGAGATCGTCCTCGACAAGCACGGGGTCGCGCACATTCTGGTCGTCACCGGCGTCCAGCACCGGGGCAGCGCCCACCTGTTTCTCGCGTGCGACGTCGACTTCATGTGCCTGTGCGAGCTGCTGGGCAGCGAGACTCGAGAAGTCCGGCACCTCGAGGTCGCGCCGGTCGCGACGTGCATCCGGTGCCTGACCCGGTGAGCCGGTGGCCGCTGCGCCGGCGGCACGCGGGCGTCATCCACGTCGCGGACCACGAGCACCTGGCGTGCGGCGCGTGCTGCGCCGATCACGTGCTCGGGGTTGCAACCTCCGCGGACGCGGTCGTCAACTGCATCCTGTGCCTGCTGGCGCTGAACGACGCCCACGCCATCAGCTCCACGAGGTAGAGGTGGGCGTGCAGGTTGTTGCCGACGGCGAGGTGGAGGGCTGCCATGAGGGCGGCGCTCCTGGGGACTGGATCGAGGTGCGCGACGTCCATGGGAATCGGGACGCGATGCGGGTATCGTACCGCGCGCCCGTGCTAGGACGATCTGGCGTTTATCCGATAAACACCGAGCGCGGGCGCCACACCGAGCGGAACGCGACGGGCGAAGGAGGCGAATGAGCAGGCACCGACAGCTTATCGACCCGACGGGAGTCGTCCACGACGGCATCGTCGTGCTGGGCGCCACCCGCACCACCCGCTGCGAGAAGGAGGGCACCCGCGTCGTCACGCTGTGGCTGCACGAGCAGCTGCGCGAGGCGCCGCCGGGGAGCGCGACGACGTGCGTCCAGTGCATCGCGGGGAGGCGCCGTGGGTGACCGGCTCCGCCTCATCGACCCACACGGGGTCGTGCACGAGGGCATCGCCTCGGCGCGCGCCGATAGCGAGTCGTCGTGGTTCACGTGCTGCGAGGTTGACGAAGGCTACGTCACGAGCAGGACGCGCGTGATCTACGCCAAGGGCGTCTTGAGGGCGACCGAGCTGCCGCTCGCCTGCGTGCTCTGCCTGACCGCACTGGCGCGGTGCTGAGCCAGCACGATCGCGCCGATCAGCTCCACGAGCCACTGCCCGGCGTCCGCGCGCCGACCCGCCGCGTCCGCGAGGCCGGCCATGAGGGCCAGCGCCCGGGGGCACTGCTCGGACGAGAACATGGAGTACTGGCGGGGCGTCACGGCTATGTCTCGCAGGAACTGCACGGGAGGTACGCGATCATGATGCACAACGCGGAGCAGCGCGTCAACGGAGACGTGACGTGACGAAGGCGGACACCATCAGGGCGATCCACAACGAGAACGGGATCGTTCACCGCTTCGTCGTCCGCCGGAAATACGTGCCGTACGCGATAGCGCTCTGCAACAACCACGTCGTCTACGTGTTCTACAACGTGCACCAGCCCTGGGGCTGGACGCCAACGGACCTGCCCACCACGTGCATCCTGTGCGCGGTGGCGCCGGACGCGGACCCGTGAGCGGCCAGGCGCAGACGCAGGACGGCGTGACGCACGAGGTGCACCGCCCGGAGACCAGCGAGCAATTCGGAGAGACGACGTGCGGCGTCGTCGTCACGGACGAAAGTGGCGCGTGGCGCGGCATCACCCGCGCGAGGCCCGTCGACGCGCCGGTCGACTGCATCGCGTGCGTGGCGAACTCCGGCAGGCCGAGGAGGGCGCCATGATCTTCAAGTCGGATCGCGGGACCGTGTGGCACGTCGTGCACGAGACGGCGACGGGGGCGTCAAACCTGACCTGGACCCTGTGCTGCCGGAAGCGGGGCACGCAGGCGTTCGGGCCGGGGACTCGCAAGAGGGGCGGCGCGCCCACGTGCCGATACTGCCTCGCGCTCGACGACGTGTTCGGCCTCTCGCAGGCGGCCCGCGCGGCGCTGGAGGAGTTCGCCACGGGCGAGTGGACGTCGGGGCGCCTGCGCTCGAACATGCGGGGCCTGCTCGAGCTGGTCGAGCGGGACCTGCTGACCGGCGGCCAGCACGTCCTGACCCCGCGCGGCGCCGCGCTCGCCCTCGACTTCACCGAGGCCGTCGTCCCGCTGCCTGATGCGGCGGGCGTCTTCCACGATCGAGCGCCGCTCAGTCAGTGGCCGCAGTGCCGGTTCGGAGAATCGGGCGCGACGCTCGAGCCGTTCGTCGGGGTCCCGCACTACCTAACGCACTACGTCAAGGTCCGCGCGGCCTACGAGGGTAGTGTGATCACCTGCATCGAGTGCATCGTCAACCAGCACTGAGGAGGACACCGTGGCCAAGATCCCGCCGCACCTGTGGCCGGACGGCAAGCACAAGCACTGGGACACGCTCGACATCGGCGACCGCGCGAACATCCTCAAGATGATCGGGGCCGGCGCGAGCAACTGGGACATCGTCCGCGCCCACGGCGACGTCACGGTCGGGACGATCGCGGCGGTCAGGGCGAACCTGAATCGCTAGTCGAAATTCGGCATAAAGACTGAGCAGCGCAAGCACGCACTGCCAAAGGAGCACACGTGAACGACGACAGGAGCATCTTCACCGCTGAGATCATGGACGGACTGAGCGTCAAGGGCCGCGGCTACCTCGAGGCCGCCCTCAAGATCGCCGAGGGGACTCGGCTCGTGGACGAGGGCCACGCCGAGATGGCCCACCTCGACGGCAAGTCCGGCGAACGCGGCAAGCATGCGACGGCCGGCGGTCGCCGGGTCGACGAGTCGAGCCTGGTCGCCAGGACGCCGAAGGCGCCGGCGAAGAAGGCGCCGGCGAAGAAGACGATCGCGGCACACGCGGCGCTGCGCCCGAAGACCAACCGCAGCCGGCGCACCGTCGACGAGATCCGCCGCGACGTCGAGCGCCTGCTCGCGCGGGACCCGGAGATGGGTACCGAGCAGGTCGTGCGCGCGGTAGGCGGCAACTCCGAGCGGACCCGCAAGATCGCCGCGAGCGCGAAGCGCGGCGACGCGGCGACGCGCGTCGCCCCCGCGGCGGGCGGCTTCGGCGTCCTGGCGCCGCGCTGCAGGCGCGCGCTCGAGGCCATCCAGGCCGACCCGTGGTACAACACGTCGCGCGTCGGCAAGGAGCTGTTCGGGGACTTCGCCGCTGGGCCGCCGATCTGCAAGCTCCTCGCGGACGCGGGCATGATCTGGAAGGTGACGCGGTCCGGCAACCCGGCGCACACCGGGCAGTCGTCGAGCAAGTCGTACGAGTATTGGGCGGCAGATCCGAACGCGAAGATCGACGTCACCAACGTGCACGTGCCGCGGTCACCGGTGAAGGATCCGTCCGCGTACTTCTCGACCGTCGACGCCGCGATCAAAGCCGCCGGCGGCTGGGCCAGCAAGCAGTTCCTCAAAAACCACCTCAAGCTGTCACCGGGACCGCTCAACCGCGTCCTCAGCGCGATGAAGAAGGCCGGGCGCGTCAAGGTGGCGTGGAAGAAGCACAACCCGGCGCACAAGCAGCCGAAGAACTTCGAGCGCATGCAGTTGTACTGGGAGACCACGTGAGCGGCACGCACAGCGCGGTCACCGGCGAGCGCTACCGGTCGCGCCTGTACCCCGGCGAGACCGACGACAAGCGAGCCGCCCGCCTGTTCGCGTACAAGCACGCGCTATCCGGGAGCCGCCTCGGGCACCTGGTGACCCTCGCGGGCACCGAGCTGAGCGAGGTGGCGCTGGCGCGCGACTACCTCGGCTGGCGGCCCGAGCGCGCGTGGTTCGTCGACTGGGCCCGGACCGTGGCGCAGCGCCTGGCCGTGCTGGCGAACCTGGAGGCGATCCGGCGCGCGTGGCCCGGGGCGCGCGCCGAGCGCGCCGACGTCTGCGACGTGCTCCGGCGCCTCCCCCTCGTCGGCTTCGCGAACCTCGACCACATGGGGTTCGACCACGTCGCGATGGAGTCGACGCGGCTGGCAGTCGAGCGCCTGGCGCCCGACGGGACCCTGTCGCTGACGTGGTACCGCGGGCGCGAGTGGGTCGCGCCGCACCGCGCCGCGTGGCGCGTGGCGTGCGCGGCGCG